GAAAAAAAAGTATTAGAAAAAAAAGTATTAGAAAAAAAAGTATTAGAAAAAAAAAACGGTGTTGAAAAGTTGAAAGTTTTCAACAATATTAAAAGTAGTTTTCAATATTTTATTTTCCTATATATTTTTCTTCCCGGACCTTTATATATATTAATTACATCTGTTAACATATAAATAGTATCTGGATTTTTTTGTTTTATACAATTTTCGGAACAAACATATTTTAAAATTTAAGATATTGGGCGGACCTTGGAGTCCATAATTTACAAACTGTTCATAAAATCAATATAAAAACTACTTTTAATTTTTGCGGCAATGGTGTATAATAATAGTATCAAATATGAAAGTAGGAATTAGCAATGGAACGAACAAAAGCAAATAATCAATATTTTGGAAAAGCGTTTGAAATTTTGGTGGTGGAAACACTAACCGGAAAAACCCCCGAAAATTCAGTGCTTGAAAAGTTTTCTGATTTGTCTGAAATTCGTGCGGATGTCAACAACTTTTTAACGACTTTTGGTAACCACAAGAATGTAGAATGGTGTGGAAATCATACTAAAACCGCCGTGTGTGATTTAATAGCAGACGGGAAACACATTGAATTGAAGTATACAAGCAGCGGAAATGGAACTTATTATAATACCACTATTTATCAAATGATTGAATATGGTTTTGATTATAGAGATTATATGAATTATTTTGCACTTTATGACGGCATAGCAACAATACCGAACATAAGCATAAATAAAAAAGCAGGTTCTCCCGTATCTATTGAAGATTCGCTTTACATCCGAAACAATTTTCCAAATGAATATGATTTTATTTCGGGCATTGAAAAGCGTTGCCGTGAAAAATTTGTTAATGATTTATTTGACTATTTTTCACAAAATTTTAATGTTTTTATTGACTTTTTGAATAAAATGTTAAGAAAAGAAACAAAAAATGGACTGCCGGACACAATTTATATATATAATTATAAGAAAAAAGAAACAAAAGTTCTTGAAATTGATAAGATTTTAACAATTTCACAACATTTAGAGCTAAAAAAGACAACAAATTCTTTAAAATATGGTAATATTCGTATTGCTTTTGGTTGGAAAAACGGAAACGGTTTAAATAATCCAACTATCAGAATATTTATAGATTAAAAGTATTGAGAGGGCAAATATTTGTCCTCTTTTTTTATTGCGGCGGACCGTTTGAATTGAAATGGATTGATAGGACCAATAGCATGATAAAAGAAAAGAGGGAATCCAAAACGGAAACCCCTTTATTTTAGCCTTTAAGAATACTTCTTAATCTATAATCAATTTTCTTTAAAAACGATAAGACTTCTTTTTCTGTTATTGCTGAATTATTAAAACCTCTAAATTCTACTGTTTTATTCATTGATGTGCTATATCGACAAGTATAAACGCTTTTTGATTTATCATTTTTCTGTCTGATAAAATAAATTAGAGAAAAATTTGCAGCAATATCATCACAATAATAGTATCCAACACAATTATTTTGTTGTTGTCCTTCTACAATCAAATCTTCTAAAGAACGAGGAACAACGACACAATAATTTTCTGTTGTCATATCTTCTATTTCAAGAATTTGTAATTCATTTTTAGCAATTTGTTTTAAAGATTTGGCGTTTTCTTTTAAACAATAGATTTTATAAATGCGGTTAGATACTTTGAAAAAATCGTCTTGTGGTTTAACTTCTTTCCATAATTCCGGCATTTCGTTCAAGAAATCAGTAATTCTATAAAGTTGTCCTTTGCTTATTTGTTTTTCACTATTGTTTTTCAAAAGTCTTGCTAATTTGATAAGGTCTTTTTTTTCAAAAGCAAAAGATTCATCGTCACCGAAAATATCTGGATATTTTAAACATACTTTTTGCAAGTCTTGTGGCATTTGCTGTTTAATTCTTTCAAGATTTAAGAATTTACCATAGTAACATGAACTGAAAGGTACTCTTTCATCTAAACAGAATTGAATAAATTTACCGTTAAACATTTCGGAATCAATACTAATGCGTCCGTTGAAATTTAAATTTGGATACAATTCTTTCAAGGAAATAGCTTTGTCTATCAATTCAATTTTTTCCCACTTTACATCATATTCAGTTAAATATGGGTTAAAAATTGTTGATAACAATTCATATAGTAAAATTGTGTCCACATTAGCACAAATATCTCCGTTTTCAGTCAACAGAGAAATGACACCGCCCGAAAAATTTAAGTCATAATCTTCAAAATTGATTAAAGCTTGTTTTTTAGGAACATCAATAACCATTTTGCGTTTACTATCAGCATCATCAAAAGTATAAACACCCTTAACTCTTGTCAAAAAGAACATAGTTAAAACCTCTTTTCTTTAATTTCTATAATTATTATAACACATCTTGCCCAAAAAGTCAAGTAAACTTTTTATTGACAAATTTTTAAGAAAATATTAGAGAGCAGGCGGGACCGTAGTATGGTTAAAACAAACGGGAATCTTTCAATTCCCGAATGCTTTTATTATTTCAAATTATTTCTAATCATTTCAGCAACTTTTTCGATAATAATCATATCATATCCATTTACATCTTGATTATTTTTATATCTATATTCTACAATATCTTGCTTTTTAATATTATAACGACAAGTAATATAACTTTTTTTAGGGCTATTGCTATGTCTAATGAACAATATTAGATTTTCACCTCCTAAAATTGATTCGTTATAATAATGTCCAACACAATTATTCTGTTGTTTACTTTCATCTACTAAATCTTCATAAGTTTGCGGAACTACTACAATATAATCGTCAAAGCATTTGCCATTCATAAAATTTAATTGTTTTAATTTAAGACTTAACATATTTTTTTCTTCTTTCATATTATAAAAATGATAATTTTCATAATTCTGAAATACTGTTCTATTTGTATCAAGTAGTTCGTCATTAATATTGTATATTGTAAGGTAACGAATAAGTTCAGATAATCTGCTATATACAGCTTTTGGATTGTCTGAATGAAAAGTAGTGTATTTTACAATTCTTAAAAGTTTTAATAAAGTTGAAGTGTTTAAAAGCTCTAAAGATTCTATTGAAATTTGTGTAAAAACAATAGCAAAATACGGTTTTAAATCTTTTGGAATAAGACTATATGCTTTTATGCTCTTGTATCTGTTCATTGAGTTGTGATTCACGGGTGCTTCTTCTTTTGTACACCATTCTAAATAATCTTTTGTCAACTTATTATGATTGGCGAAATAGGGATACATCGCTTCATTATAATCTAATTCTGGATACTGTAAAGCCATAGAAAGAAAAGCTTCTCCATCCCTATATGCTTTAAAGTCATTTTCGTTTAAATAAATAAATTTCGATAGAATCTCTTGTGTTCCAAAACCCGAACGACTGATAGAGTATTTATGATAGTCATAACAAGCTTGAACAAAATCTCTTGATAACTTTTTAATTTCTTTACCATTAGACAAAATCTTGTCATTCAAAAAGTCGATAACATAGAATCTTCTTTCAGTTTCAATTTCAATAGTTCCTTTATTCTTTTCCATAGATAAAATTCTCATTTCAGTTTCCTCTTTCCGCCTTATCGGCTTTCTTAATTTCTATATTTATTATAGCATATCCAGAATCAAAAGTAATTATGTTTTTCTAAAGTAATTGTAAACTATCTATGAATCGCCGCCGACCGGGACCGTATACAAAACAAAAATAGGGACACCCAATTTCTGGGCATCCCTTAATAGTTTATTCAAATTTATATCTTATTCTTCTGCAGCTTCTGGAATATCCTCTTTCAATGCATCTGCTTTTCGCTGTGCTCTTTCCGCTCTTTCCTTAATATCACGAGCAATCTTTTCTTTCTTTTTACGGGCATTTGCTGCTTTTGTGTTCTCTTTTGCTACTACGTAATCGTCATAAGCAGTAGCAGCTTCTTCAAAATCGAAAGCCGGAACAGGCTGTTTAGAACGAACAGTTTCAAACCAGTTCTTAATTTTTGGGTCAATAGTGACAACTACATCTTGTGGGAATCCGTCTGAATCAGTCAAGGAAACCTTGAAACCGATTTCATTTGTCAAGCTATTAGTACCTGTTCGCAACATATGAACATTTTCTTCACCGAATTTTTCTGTCAACGATTCGATAAAGAACTCAACCATCTTCTGCTTGATAACGGTTTTCATCTGGTTGTTGGTGGTAGAAGCATCCTGTGTGAAGTTAATCATGTTTTCCATAAAAAATTCCATTTCTCTGTTTTAACGACTTTATCAGCTGTCATTCTCTTTACTACTCTTATATTATAGCACACTTTTTTCAATTTGTCAAGTTAACTTTTTATGAACTCTTTACCATTCCTTTCTAATTCTATTCGGTTGGTGGTCGTTCTTTTCTTTACCTCTCTTTCTCTCTTTCACTATAATTATTATAGCACACATCCGGCAAAATGTCAAGCAAAAAGTTTTCAACAATAGCCGCAATTTTTTGTCTATTTTGACGAAACGGCGGTTGCGGACCTATCACCCGTAAAAAACAAAAAGTTCACAAAAACCAGTATACTTGTTAATTTTAAAAGCGTATAATAGAACTATAGCTTAAAGAAAGAAAGAGGTAAAACCGCATGAAAAAGATTATTGTATTAGATACAGAAGGCATGAGTTCTCATAATCCATATAATATCGGTTATGTTGTTGCTGATAGAAACGGCAATATTTATTTAGAACGAAATTTTGCTTATTTGCCTGCTATCATTGAAAATGTAATTGATTGTGAACCAGCAAAAGAACTTGTTATTCGTGGGGCTTCTGAAATACTTGAAACCGAAAAATATTTCTATGTAAGGGATAAACAAGAAATTTTGAATACTTTAAGAAATGATATTATAGATAATAAAGTATCTGATATTTGGGCTTATAATTGCCCTTTTGATAGTCGAATGTTAAGTAAGCTTTTTGGGGCTGAATGTGTTGAAGAGTTAGGTATCACATTCAAATGTATTTGGTCGGCAATTGTCTTTAGCAAACTATTGTCCAGAAATTATTTTAATTTTATCGAGAAGAACAATTATTTGACAGAGAAAGGTAATCCAATCTCAAAAGCTGAAATTGTTTATAGATACCTTTTTGATGAAAATAATTTCATAGAAGAACATACTGCTTTAGAAGATTCTAAAATTGAATTATCTATTCTTTTGAAAGCCTTTAAGACTAAAAAGAAATTAGTATGGGATTGCCGCCAGCCGTGGAGAATACTAAAAGAAAAATATGAAAAAGAGAGGAGTTAAACCCTCTTTTTTTTATCCGCCGGGACCGTTGATATTAGGACTGTTGGTCAAGACCTTTCGCAAGAAAAAAACAAACGGGAATCTTTCAATTCCCGAATGCTTTTTTCTTAAAGATTATCGTTAATAAAGTCATTAATACGGTTAACAATTTCTACATCAGTACTATTTATCTCTCGATTGTTTTTATATCTTGCTTCTTCTACTTCTTTGCTGTCTATACGATAACGACAAGTAATATAACTCTTTTCCGGTTTATCTTTCTTTCTTAAAAAGAAGATACAATTGTCACCATCTTTTATACTATCATTGTAAAAATATCCTACACAATTATTTTGCTGAATACCTTCATCAGCTAAATCCATGACATTTCGTGGAACTACTACAATATAATCATCAAAACATTCTCCATTCAAAAAACTTAATTTTTTCAAAGTGCTTTCAAAAGCTTTATTACCAATAAATTTTTGCTGTTCAATAATTCTATAGTTTTGATATACAGTACGATTAGTGTTCAATAACTTTTTGTTTTCGTCTGTTGTTAATATATTTACCAATTCGCCCATATTTTCAATATCTTCTAACGCTTCATCTACTCTTAAATGATAGACGGTATATTTTATAATTTTCAATAACTTAAAAAGCGTTTCTTTATCTACATCATCCAGTTTTACATCATTAATTTTCATCATAGCATAATATGGTTTTAAATCTTTTGGAATAGAATCTTCTAATTTTTCTTGACGATGCTCATCTATGGTTCTCAAACAAACAGGTTCTTCATGTTCTCTACACCACTCTAAATAGTCTTTTGTTAATTTAAAATTACACATATCTATTAAATCTACACGATATTCTAAATCTAAATTCTGTATAGCGATAGAGATGAAACTTTCTGCTTCACGATAGTTTTTAAAATTATCGTTTACAGAATGAACTAAAAGAGCGAGTAATACTGTTTCTTTGTCATAAGCCTTTGGATGCTGACAGCACGTAAAATAAAATTGTGTTACATCAGACGGCAACTTTTTAATTTCTTTACCATTAGACAAAATCTTGTCATTCAAAAAGTCGATAACATAAAGTCGGCGGTCTGTCTTAACTTCAATAGTTCCCTTGTTCTTTCTCATGGTCAAAATGTTCATTTTAATTCCTCTTTCCGCTGTCTAACAGCTTTCTTAATTTCTGTATTTATTATAACATATCCAGAATCAAAAGTAATTATGTTTTTCTAAAAGAATCATGAATAATTCATTAAAATGTGCCGCCAAAAATTTCCATAACAGAATTGCGGACCAATAGCTGTAAAAGAAAAGACGGCAAGTCATAACAACTTACCGCCATGTTTTTAGTATTCAAAAAATTCAAAACCGTCTTCATCAAAACAAAATTGCTGCCCATCAGAAATATCAATCATCATATCCAAATACAAGCTATCTGGAATCATTAAAGACTTTTTGTTAAATTTTGCTACTTTATCAAAATAATCACATACAGCCGACAAATTATCAACCATACATTCCATAACATGAAAATCAGAAAGCATATAGTCTGCAAAATCATCAGCATTCAAATTTACAATTGTGTTTTCAGTGTGGTCAAAAAATCTCATAATAAAAACTCCTTTTCTCCACATTTGATTGAGTGTGGTTCTCTTTACTACTCTTATATTATAGCATACTTTTTTCAATTTGTCAAGTAAACATTTTATGAACAGCTGCCGGGACCATTAAATTCTAAATGAATTGGCGGCAAGTCACAACAACTCACCGCCACATTTTAACAGTACTCTTTCAAGTATTCTACTTCACTAACCAATTCTTCTTTTAGGTCTGAACACAGCCAGAATTGATTGTTAAAAGTAGTAAATGGTTCTTTAGCCAAAAGTCCATTCAAAATATCATTATTTGAAATAAAGTCGGCTAAATCAGTTTTTGCTTTTGCTAATTTGTTCGCCATGGTAAAAAAATTAGTTAGCTTTTGAGAATCCTCTTCAATACAATTCCAAACATCACCATTTAACATTTCATCAACAAAATCGAGTTCACTTAAATCAATAGTTTGTTCTTCTGAAAGATTAAAAAATTTCATATTTCCTCCTATTAGATAAAGCCTTTAAAGCCTGTTTTAGCTTTGTAAATTTGTTCTAAATGATAGACTACATTTCTTTTCCCTCTGAAATTTACTTGAACCGCAGACACTTTAGAAACAATTTTACCATTTTTCTGAAAAATTCCACCACCATCTTCTTTGAATTGTCGGCACACATTGTTATTATCATCGAACAGCCACATTTCATCAGTTCTTTCTATTGTTGAAAATTTAGGCGTTCCAAAGTTCACAATAGCAATTTCAGAGATAAACGGCAGATTCTTTTTAATCCATTCCATTTTCTCTTGATAACAAATTTTTAAATAATCATCACTAACATTTTTCGGCAACCACGTTGAAACGGCGAATTTTACACCAATTCCCAAAAGCTTGTTAATGATAGTATCAAAAGATTTGCGTTCAACCATAAGCATTTCTTCTTTCGAAAACATACCCACTTCTTCACGCTCAATTCTTTCAATAGCGTTCATATAATCATCGCCATACAGGTTGTATAGTGTGCCATCTAAATCAAACACGATTTTTGTTTCCATTGAGATTTCCTCTTTTCTTTAATTTACTATAGTAATTATAGCACACTATCCCCACAAAGTAAACAGATATTTCTTTAAATAATTGTAAATTGTCTATGAATTGCAGGCTGCGGACCTATGTTCTGTATCTTTAACAAAAAGTTAAAAAACATTTCTTATTATATAGTAGATTTTGGCGGCGACCTGTGGTATAATTATTATAGAAAGTTAAGGAAAGGAATTGATAGAAAATGTGATATTGTTCATAGAATGTTTACTTGACAAATCAGCAAAAACGTGTTATAATAATAATAGAGTTAAGGGAAACGCTCTTAACCACAACTTATTTAAAAAGGAGATTTTATTTATGGCTTATTATGTAAAGAATTTGAATGACTATTGCGAAAAGTGTGTTGCTGAAAACGTATCCATGTTTCAAGGCTCTGAACGATGGGGGTTGCTTGTAAATTCGCCTGCTGGAACGGTTATGATTGTAGACACTGAACGTGGACTTTCGTGGGCTGCTCACTGTCATAAGGATGATGAGTTTGATTTTAACATTGGCTTTACTTATGCTTATCACAGAATGAAGGGTTGGGATTTGCCAGAAGAAAAGAAGAAGCCAAAGGTAAAGATTGAAGCACTTGAAACATTTGATACTTTTATGTATTGTGGGCATAAGTTTAGATTTTTGGGATATACAAAGTATGGAAATTATGTAAATGCTGAAATGATTGGTTATGAAGGCAAGTATGCTACCTTTAGTGTAGGTACAGAGGTAGAAAAGGTATAAAGAAAATGGGGATAGGTTAGAAATAGCCTATCCCTTCTTTTTATGCCGCCTCGGACCTAAGTTTTATTATTAAAAAAAATAGACCTCTCATTTCTGAAAGGTCTAATAATTTTTTATTTAAGATAGTTGTTAATTAGTTCATCTATTTCTTTTGCGAAAGTCCAGAATTGCTCATGGGGTTCTTTGTTATTTTTTTCTTTCAGTTCAATTGTTTTTCCAACGCTTACGTTATAACGTGCGGTTGCTACTGATTTTTTAGGGTTGTCTTTTCTTCTGATAAAATAAATATAATCTCTACCACAAATAATATTATCATTGTAAAAACTACCAACGCAATTATTTTGTTGCTTACCTTCGTCTATTAAATCATCAAGCTTTTGCGGAACTACTACAATATAGTTTCCTTTAGTGAATTGGTTTATAAAGTTAATCTTTGTTAAGTTTTTAATAAATATTTCTTTTTCTTTTTTATCTCGATATTCTCTTATTATTTCTAAATTTCTTTCTATACTTCTGTTAGTATCTAAAAGTTTTAGCCCTTCTTCTGGATTATCCATTAAAAAACAAAATGTATCGTAATCAGGCACGACACTACGATAGCAGCAAAAACTATTTATTAAAGTCTTTTTAACAATTTTCAAATAAGTTTTTCCACATTCAGTTTTTAAAAAGTTGATAATATTGGTAGGACTCATAATAAGACTGTTTAAAATTAAAGCAATATAAGGATACCATTCAATAGAAAAACTTTCTTTTATTTGTTTTTCTAAAAGAAAATTAATCATATTTTCATGTGAAAATATTTCTCTTTTTTCTTTTAACCAGTTAACAAAACCCGTTGGAATATGTGATTCTATTCTACTACTTAAATAGCATTCAAGATTGTTTTCATAACAAATAGAAATTGCTGATTCCAAACGTCTTAAAGACGCTAAAATAGATTCTTCTCTTCTGCACCACCATAGCAAATAACGAAAGTGAATAACACCTTTTATTTGTGATAAAAGGTCTTTATGATAGTTTTGATAATCATCAGCATCATCATCTATATGAATATACTTTTGTAAAACAGTAAAATCATAAAATGTTTCATCTAAAAGACTATCATATACAGTTCCTTTATTCAAATCAGCCACACAATAAATATCGGGTCTTTCGGTATAGAAATAAAGCTTTTCTTTCTGCTTTTTGAAGTTCACAAAATCCATAGTAAAACCTACTTTCTTTTTAATTTCTATATTTATTATAGCATGAATTACCCAAAAAGTCAAGTAAACTTTTTATTGACAAATTTTTAATAGAATATGCCGGGACCATAAAATGATGCTCTTAACAAATTGTTAAAAATACTTTCAAGAAATGTAGTAGATTTTAGCGGTGACCTGTGCTATAATAATTATAGAAAGTTAAGGAAAGGCGGTAAAACCGATGGTAAAGAAAACAAAAACGGTTGAGTTTATTCGTTTTTTCAACCCAAAAACACACAAACTAATTTTCAAAATGCCGACAGTAAACAGCAGTTCTATTCTTCTGGATTCAGAGATTCGGCAATCTGTTCCTTTTAGCGTTTATAGCGAAATTTATAATGCTATCACTGGAAAGGAATTAGAAAGCGATGGTTTTTCTACTTATGATTTTTGTACTAACTTTTTGGAGCAGTTTGAAGATGATTCAGATGGGACTTATTGCTATTTTAAAGATGAAAAAAACTTCATCGACTTTTGTTCAGAAGTGGTAGAAATTACCTACCCAGAGAACGCTGACTATTATCTTGTTCAATGGGAAAATAGTTATGGAAACTGGCAGAACGACAATAGTTTTAAAACATTAGAGCAGGCGTTAGAATATTGTGATAATGATTTGAACAAATATGAATTGATGAGAATTATTCCGCAATATTTCGGTAAATATTTTCAAGAAGAACCAAAAGAAAGAGGTATTTAACTATGGAAAAGAAATATTTTTATGTAGACAACCTTCATGAATATGGAAAACGGCTTTATAGAAAGCGGCTTCCAGAAGATTGGATATTTGCTAACCTGTCAGAAGATGTTTATTGCCTTTATAATGAAAAAACCAGAAAAATTGTAATGTCAAAGAAGCATCCAAAAGACAAGCCAGATATTTACATTGCTTTTGCTATTTGTTATCACAAGTATATGGGATGGGATGAACCAAAGGAAAGAATTCATTTGATAGAAAAGCAAGCTACTCAATTAAAGATTGGAGAAAAATTTTATATAGCCGGAGCAGGAGGAATTTCAAGAAAAGAGTTAAGATGTTGTGGATATATGGAAAATGGGGCGGTTTTATATGAATTCTTTAATGGTAAAAAGACTATCGTCTGGCATTTAAAACAAACTTTTTCAGTTTTTATTAAAAAAGAAAATTAAAGCAATGGGCGGTAGGTTCTCCTATCGCTCTTTTTTTATCCGCCGGGACCATAGTAAAACTAAAAGAAAAGGGGAACTAATGTAGTTCCCCAATTTTTTTAACCTAATAAAAATTCATATGTTCCCCATTTTTGGGGCACAATGTTGTTTATATCCACATTGTTTTCACGACAATATTTTATAGCAGAATCATAATCTTGATAAGTAGCTTTTGTGAAAGGTCTATCATAATCATTAATGTCTTGAATTGAAAAATAATCGGCTTCTACCTCTATCATATTCCATTTATTACGTGCTACAGCATAAAAGAAAACATCTTTGGGCGAAAAAGCACGATAAGCTTTTAATTCTTCTAAAGAGCGATAATCACAATAATTATCATATTTTCCTACTAAAGCTACAAAGGAATGAAAACAGTCTGCAAATTCTTCATAGGTATAATCATAATAAATGGAAGCAATAGAATACATTTTTTTTAAAAGTTCTTCATTAAAGTTATACCCACTATTTGCAGTTCCAATTTTTGAATCATTGGCGGTGCAAAACACATCCCAAACCAATTCTTTCTTCATAATCTTTATTTTAGCCATAAATTTCTCCTATTCTCTGCTTTAATAAGCTTATCAGTTCCGACTTTTTTCTCTTTACTATTCTTATATTATACTACAGGTTGCCCAAAAATTCAATAGATAAAATCTTAACAAATTTTAAAATTTTTATTTTTTGCTTGAGAAAAATATCCGTATAACTGTAAAAATTCCAGCGATAATGAAAGTATTCTTCCACAAAAAATCAATTCCCAAAATCAAAGAAACCAGCCAATAAATTAAAGCAGCAGGAACTAACAGAATTACATAAGTAATAAGAACAGCGAGAACTACAGAAATAACTACCTTTTTCATAACATTTTTCCTTTTCTGTGTTTTTAAGAGTTTATCACCTCTCTTATCATGTTTCTATTATACCACATCAAGAATTAAAAGTAATTATTTTTTTCTAAAAGAAATGTAAACTGTTTATGAATGTGTCCGGGACCGTAATGACAATAAAGTAAAGGGGCTAAATCAATAGCCCCTCTTATCAAACTTGTGTCCATTCTTTTTCTTTAATATCACTTAAACTCAACTTTAAATCACCTTTAAAATCCTTTACAAATTCTTTTGCTTCTTGGTAAGTTTTAAAGAAAGCAATGGGGATAGGAAAACGAGCGTTATTATCAGCAATATCAATCATATAAAAATCAGCTGCTTTTTTCTTTTGTGGAATCAAGTAAAAATAACTATAAAAATTGGAGTATGCGTTCTTTGTTTTCAGAACGGATTTAAATGCTTCAACCTTGTCTTTCCAATTATCATCATCATCAATAATAGTATAGTATTCAGAACAATGTTTACAAAAATTAGAAAAACTTACATTGTCTAATGAATCCTTTGCCATTTCATACATCCTGTAAAGAATACCATTCTCAAAGCAGCATTCTTTAGAAGCATCTCTATTATTATTATTTGTAGTTCCAATATACATATCGGTTTCGACATTAAAAATTTTATAAGTCATTTTTATCTCCTCCATCTTTTTAAGATGATATTATTAACATTCATATTATTTTTATTACAATATTCCATAGCAGATTTATAATCTGAAAACGCTATTTTTAAATCGTTGTATTCAACTAAATAATAATCAGCGTCTACCACGTTTTTTTTTGGAACTAAATAGAATCCATAATAAGGGCTATCAGAAGATTCTTTCATTATATCTAACATTTTTTCTCTTTGGATAGATACCTTTTCGCATTTTGAAAAAAAGATATGAAGTTTCTCACAAAAAAATTGAATTGTTGTATCAGTTAAATACTTATGTGTGTAATCATACATTTTAAAAATAGCATCATCTTTTAAATAACAATACTTCACATAAACAACTTGTAATGTAAGAAAATCATCTAAATAATTATTATTATACTCTGTTGACGTTATGTATTCACCAGTTTTAATATTATAAACCTCGTATGTCATACTCTTTTCCCCTTTTAATAAACAATCAAATAATCATCAAACAAATCCATGTCATAAGTCATTCTAACTTCCATCTTGCCAATGACTTTTTCTGGCACTGTTCTATTTCTTTTCAAGTTTCTTTTGTAGCAATCTTTAATTGGTGTGGACATTTTTACACCAATTTTTGTATAATCATTAGTCAACAGCTTTAGTATATTCTCTTTCTCTTTCCGGCTAATATTTGTAGCGTCATAAATAATGTTCTTTTTTTCTTTTGCTGCTTTTGCTATTCGATTAAACACTTCTTGAAAAGTTTCTCTGTTGTGTTGTTGGTCTTGTTCATTTCCCCATAGTTCCAGTCTAATAGAATCAGAGCCAATATAAATAGCATTATCCAATTCTTTTAGCTTTTCTTTTGCCCATGTAGTCTTTCCAGAAGCTGGAACTCCAATCATTAAATAAATAATCGGCATTTCTCTTTCCTCCTTAAAAAATGTAAACATATTCTTCTTTCTGAATCTGAATCGTTTCTTTTGTAATCACATCTCTTGCAGTCGTTTCACCTGTTTTAATATAGAGCCGTCCATTATACTTAAAGCAAGAGAAATAAATAACAGTAGAAAATCTAATCATGGTTAGTTCTCCTTTCCATCTTTTAAAGCGTTCTTTAGATATTTAACATAACTACCATAGATAGCAGACTTTTCTTTGTGTTCATGTTCTAATCGTTTACATTCCAAAAGTAAATCTAAAATTTCAGCTTTTGAAACTCTCCCACAACGATATAGAACTAATGCCACGGCAATTGAATTTTCCATTTCAACCGCTCCTTTCCTTTACTGTAATTATATTATAATGCACTTTTCTCAAGAAGTAAACAGATATTTTCTAAAAGAAATGTAAACTGTCTATGAACATCATTAATCAATTATACGTTCATATTCTCCCCATTCTTGTGGCACAATGTTATTTATATCCACATTGTTTTCACGACAATATTTTATAGCAGAATCATAGTCTTTAAATTCGGCTACTGTAAAACAAGATTCATTAGTGTAATCAATCTCTTGAATTGAAAAATAATCAGCTTCTACTTCTATCATATCCCATTCTTCGTGAGATACAGCATAAAACATATAATCTTTTTCTTCTAATACATCTTTATAGAATTCTTTAATTGATTTATAAATTCCATTAATTCCTACAGTAGTGAAAAAATGAGATATTTGTTTACAAAACTCATCATAAGAATACTCATAATAAAAAGAAACAATAGAATACATTTTTTTTAAAAGTTTTTCCTCGAAAGGATAATTATATATGTATCTTTTAGTTGTTCCAATCTTTGAGCCATCAGCGGAGCAAAACACATCCCAAACCAATTCTTTTTTCATAATCTTCACTTTAGCCATAAGCTTTTCTCCAATTCTCTGTGTTAACGACTTTATCAGCTGTCTTACTATGTTTCTATTATAGCACATCAAGTTTCAAAAATAATTATGTTTTTCTAAAAGAACTATGAAATAATTGCAAATTGAGATGCCGGGACCATAGTTTTGTAAAGCAATAGGACTTCCATTTCTGAAAGCCCTACTATTTTTTAAAATTAAAAAGTCCAAGTTGCCAATATTTCATCTACTGGTAAATCATCTGCTGCTATCATTTTAGCTGTCACTCTTTTATCATTCTTAACTTCTTCTGTTTCTATAATTTTTTTAATAAACTCACTTGATTTGAGAATCGCTTTTTTATCTTCCTCTTTAGACACTTCGTCATTAAATTTGTATCTTGCTTCTACTGTTTCTTTAGTATACATATCGAAACGACAAGTAATATAACTTTTTTCTGGTTCATTCTTTTTTCTAATAAAATAAATAAAGACATTTCCTACACTCATGAAATCATTGTAATAAAACCCTACACAATTGTGTTGTTGTTCACCTTCATCTATTAGTTCTTTTAGCGTTGTCGGCACAATAAAACAATAGTCTTTATAAGTCAAAGCTTCTAATTCTTTAATTCTTTTTTGACTTTTTTCAATTTGCTCTTGTTGCTCTTTGTCTTTTAATAATTTGTAATTTTTTGATACGGCTTTTGCTACTAAAGCAAAAGAAGATTGATTATCTATTAGCTTAATTAATTCTGGATACTTGGCTACACCATTAAATGTATTAGAAAGTTTATAACAACCATCAATAGCATATTCACCATACTTTAAAAGGCTGTTTTTATAACATCTTAAAATTTTTATGATGTATTCTTTTGGTAATTCACTATTATCTATCATTTTATCAAATTGTGCTACCAATAGTCTAACATCTTCTGGATAATCTTTATTTTTTTTACTTAACTGAAAAGAATTATAACTATTAATATTAACTGTTATATCATTCTTTAGACAAAAGTCTACGAATCCCTCTGGAATGTCACCACTATAATCAAGAGAAATATTTAAATTTGGATTAGAAATTGCTAAAGAATAAAGTTTATCCTTTTTACGCATTTTAGAAAAGAAAAATTTTTTTTCTTTTTGAGAACCAATAATTTGAAGAATATTGATTTCCATAGAAGTTTGAATTTCTTTCATCATTGTTTTTGTAATAGAAGAAATAAAACTAAGAAATTGTTTTTTATCACACGCTTCAATTAAATCTTCAAATATCGTTGTTCTCATAGTTTCATAATCAATAATTTCTCCCGTTTTATTATTGATTATAATTTCTTTTTCAATATCAACATAAAGTTCCCATTCTTTATATCGAATAATGTAAATGTTTTTGTTCTTTTCAAACGAAAAATTTTTCATAGCTTTACGACCTTTCTTTCATTTTCTATATTTATTATACCACATCTTTTTTCTATTGTCAATTATTTTCTTGTTAAATTTTTGTGAATAGTGGTCGGACCTTTGTGAGATAATAGAACAGAGGACTTGCGGCAAGCCCTCTTTATTCTTTTAGTCAAAATTATATTTCATTTCGGTTGTTGGCGGCAATGGCTTTGTTTTAATTCTTTGGAGAATTCGCTGAACCTGCAGAAGAGAATTTTTTTACTTTTCTTCTCTCTGTTCTTATATTATAAAGTTTATCATATTGTTCAGCTTTCTCTTCTATTGTCAACTCGCCATTTGCTTCAATCCAATGTAGAATCTTTTGCTGTTTTTTGTCTAGTTCTGATTGCTTTAAAGATAGGTTTTTCGCTTCGTTCTGCAAGTCCTCTAAATAGGAATTAAATTCCATAAAATATTCATTTGTTCTTACAAAAGTTTTTTCCATGATAGTCTACCAACTTTCTTTTTTTTATTTTTCTTTCAGTAGTAATGGTTCTCTTTAATTTCTATATTTATTATACCACATCAAGAATTAAAAGTAATTATTTTTTTCTAAAAGAAATGTAAACTGTTTATGAATCGCCGCTAATGCGGACCTTTCTTTTCTTTTATATTTTCTTTTCTTTTTATTATTTATATTGTTATATATATTAAATATTATTTTCTAAAAGCTAATTAACTAACCCCTAACCCCTATAAAATATTATACAATATTTCTATACTATAAGTCAATATTTTAACAATAATAAAAAAGAAAAATAAATAAAAAGAAAAAAGCGTAGCAATGAACTCGCCAGCGTTAGCTGCCGAGAAATTCAGGTTCTTAGGGCGTAATTTCACGCCCTAAGGGGGTAGATAGGGGTTGAGAAACCCCTATCATGGGGTTCGGGCGAATTAAAAAGAAATTTTATTGTTAAGAGGCTTGCCGGGACCATAGTTTCATTAGCCGCAATAATTAAAAGTTTATTCACAAATGTTCATAAAAATTCAATTGCTATTGATGTCAACTTGTGCTATAATAATAACATACTAAAGAACAAGGAAAAGTTCTCAAAACCAGAAAGGTATTTTATCATGAACAGAATTGTAAAAGTTAGCGGTGTAGAAATTGTATTGAATGGTCATTCAGTTTTCCGGTCAGCAGATAAAAACTGGTATGCTTTTGTTCCGTTTTCTATTTACAATGAAATGGCAACAGCACTTCATATTGACTTTACGAACTATTTTGATTTCATTTTTGATAACATTAACAAACTTTATAAAACAGGCATTGTTAGAGATACAACAATTGAAATTGAAAAGTTCTATGAAGAGGGTGATTTCTATGCAGTTCAATTCAATTGTGATAATGGTTCATACAACAAAACCAGAACGGCAATTTGTTTCAACGATTTTCAAGCTGCTTGTGAATGGGTTGATAGTCATGATGATGAACGCTATGAAATTGTGCCACAAAAATTTGGTTGGGAGTTTGTGAACTATTGGAACTAAAAGAAAACAGAAGGACAGTAGTTGAAAAGCTATTGTCCTTTTGCTTGTGGCACAGGACCGTTTTAGAATGCCCGACCTGACAAACTTTCATTTTAGTTTTCATCAGATAAAAATTTAAAAAATCTTCCATTTGCTCTTCGATAGATAAATATTATTAGATAAATAGTATACTCGTTTTTACAATCCATTATTCTAAATTTTACATTCCATTATTCTAATTTTTACAAACCGTTATTCTGAAATTTACACCCCATTATTCTGGATTTTACACTTCTGATATTTTTGTAAATATAATATTATTTTTTTACATATAAAATAGAGAGCAATTCTCTAAATAAATTATAACAAGGTGATTTTATGTCAAAAAAGATTAGAACATTAGCAAACGATAGTCGCAATGAAATAAACTACTCAAAAATTACAGACAAATATTGGTCTGTGTATTATTATTTGGTATCTATTTCATTGTGGGACATGGCAAGTAAAGAAGACCACAGATATGTTGACAAAAAGAACATAAATATTTCAAATGTATCCAAAATGTTAAATATTAGCCGACCAACCTTTTATAAAGCAATAGAAAGATTACAAGAATATAGTTTAATCTATACTTTAGGAAAGGAGGACCATTATTACTATATTCCTTCGCCACCAATCTATGCTGAAACAAATATTAAGACTATTGATTATTTATTACACTTTAGAAAATACGTTGGCATTGATTTATTAAGAACTTACCTTATTCTTTCAAAATATTTTAAACTACATAAGCAAGACGGCAAAGAAAAGTTTTTTGTTAGAAAAGAAATTGTAGATTTACTAGGACATAATATTAGAGATACAAGTTATTATGGCTATATTGACATTTATTTATCTTTATTACAAGGTTGGGGACTTATTGAATTAAAATCACAAACAATCACAACAGTCAATGGCGGCTATGTAAAATATACTTTAGTGAATGTGCTACCAGATAGTGCTTATACATTACAAGAATTTTATAATGAAGTTGATGAATTGAATGCTGTTGGAATTAGTAAAGACGATTATAAAATTTTGAAGTCCATTAAGTCATAACGGGACCGTTTTAGAATGCCCGACCTGACAAACTTTCATCTCCGACATGACAAACTTTCATTTTAGTTTTCATCAGATAAAATTCCCTCTTTTCCGGGACCTATTAGATGCTGGATTCTAATAAAAGTTATTAATAACACTATTGAAAATTCCCGATTTCATATTTTATGAATAATTGTTATTATAATTAAATAGTAGTATAATATAATTGTTCTTCCATGAGACTTTTAGAATAAAAATTTTTAAGAAGTGTTTAAAATATCTTTTCTTTTTGGTGTTCCGCCGTAGTTTTATTTTTTTAGCTGGAACGATACTATATAACATAATATATAACAGTGTCACATTTTTGCGTTTTACGGGTCACATTTTTGCGTTTTACGGGTGCAAAATTGCGTTTTACGAGTCGCATTTTTGAGTTTTATAGGTGCAAAATTGCGTTTTTAATGGAGAGTGATAGAAATGGCAAAGAATAAAGATAGATATTTTGAAGCATTAGACATGAAGAAAAGACAACGGGCGAAACTAACCCCAAAGCAATATTTGGTATATTCCTATTTAGTTTCTATTTCTAAATGGAATGCTAATAAAGCGGAACAGCATTATTATACTTACAAAAATAGTTATGTTTTAAATAATGTTTGTAAAGATTTAGGACTTTCAGCAAACACATGGAGAAGTTCAATTAAGATTTTAGAAGAAAAAGGTTATATTGAAATAGGTAGAGATGAAAAAGGTAAAGAAATTTATTATAAATTATTTATTCCATATAGTTATGTTGCTCTACATATTGATGTTATTAAATTTTTATTGCGGCAACAGAAAAGATTTAAATGTGGCGGGCATTTAATTAGTGTATATAGTCTTTTGTATAAATGTTGGGAGAAAGATTCATATTGTGAATTTACTTTATCTCAAGTTATGAATACTTTTACAAAAAGAAAAGGTAGAGATACTTATGATGATTATAGACAAATGCTTTCAATTTTCAAAGGCAGCGGTTTGATGGATTTTAAGGTGGAACAAAGATTATATAAGGGAATCGAATATAATTGTTTTTGTGTCAACCAAATGTCATTAGCTATGCCTACTGAATATTATGTTGACGGAGAAGAACCAATTTTAAGACAAATTGAAGATACTAATCGAGAGGGATTTGAAGAAATTATTGATAACGAATAACCGGGACCGTTCCAATCCAAACAGTTCACAAAACATTTACAAAAAATCTATTAACATTCGCCGTCAACTATGCTATAATAATAACACAAGCTAAAGAAAAGAGGTGTTAAAAAATGAGCATAATCATTTGCTTGGCTATTATTACTATTTACAGCGTTGTTCGTTTGGTACTCTATTGGATTCACAAAGATAAAGCAATAGAAGATTTTAACGATGGACGTTGCTTTTGTGGTGATGTTTTCAAATTTTCTCATGTCGATTTCAAATACAATGTTCATTTCAAATGTCGCAAGTGTGGCAAAGAAGTAGTATTTCGTTTCATTCGTTAACAAAAAGTTTACTTGACAAAATCTACAAATCGTGGTATAATAAAAGAGTAATAAGGACAGCTGATAAAGTCATTAAAACAGAGATTGGAGAACTTTATGAATCCGAATGTTATGAACTGGAGAAATCAAAAGGGTATGCCAGAAATTGAAAAAATTATTGCTGATTCTTATGGCGAAAGATATGTTGGCAAGTGTAATAACACAACTTTTGTCATTAAGTGTGGAACAACAAAGAAGAATGGTGACGATATTCCGTTCTATGCTCAAATTTCTATTAGAATGAAAGATACTACTGGCTATTCTTCCGATGGTTTTGATTATCATGATAAAAAAGTATCGCCGTCTTCAATTTATTGTCATGCCTACAATGGTGAAGCCCACGTGAAAGAATGGGAGGCTTATCGGGAAAGAAAGCAAGCCGTAGAAAAGGGAAAACAACGGCGGAAATTAAAAAGTATGTTAAGTAGTTTGCCTACCGATATGAAACAAGAATTGCTTGCTGCTTTGTTATCTGAACTGAAAGGAGAATAAGTAAAACAGAATAAGGCGGTGCTATATTTCAGTAGTACCGCCAATTATAGAAAGGGAAGTTAAATGACATTATTTATTCAAACATATCTATTTTTTTCACTAGTTCTTATACCTTTAAATTTTTTTGTAGGCATTTTCGATTTGGATATTAAATTTAAAGCTTGTTGCGTAGGGATAACCGTTTTAGATGTGCTTTGGGCAATCTGTACTTTAGTATGTATAATTATGGCGTTTATTTATTAAGAAAGGAAATTAAAATGAATACGATATTATTAGTTATCTTTTTGATTCTTCTTTTATCTTTTGCTATTTCGATGATTGCTGCTGTAATCACTGTTGACACACCAGCGGCTATCGCTTGCATTATAACAGGATTTCTTCTACTTTTGTTCGGCTGTCTTTTTGGTGGGCATAGTGAACATAGTACAAGACACGTTTATCCTTATATTTACCCTTATTCATATTCTTATTCACATTCTTATTGAGAGAAGGGAAAATCAAATGAAAACATCTACTTTTATTCTATCTTATATAATCACTTTTATCATCATCGTCACTTTGTGTGTGGCAGGAGCGATATATCAGCAAAAGAAAGACGCTCAAGTTTATAACAATGGTATTCACTCTATTGACGGGGGCAAGTGGATTTACAAAGACACGAGCGGAAGATATGGAGGTTATTATACTTTTGAATGTTCAAAATGTGGTGAATTTGTAACTTTATGCGGGGTCGATGGAAACTGAAAAATAGGGGTCGGTTTATTTCAAGCCGGCTCTTATTCTTTTATAGGGGTCTAAATAAAATGCCGGAATGGGGATATAAAAATTTGACACACTTAAAATAATCAAGTTCCAAATTCTCATAGAAAACAAAAGTTGACACAATAAAAATTTTATGTTATAATATAACTACAATAAAGATAATACTTATTCCCAAAGGTATTATCAAAAGCAATGTTATGTGGTTCTAAATCTCCCAGTTCAGGACCAATAAAATTGACAAGAGAGAACAAGTAGTCCTCCCAACTGCCTGTTCTCTCAATACTTTAGTTATAAAAATATTCTTTAAGTATCTTAACCAAATAGTTCCAATCAGCATAAGTATAATCTGTTGAATTGTGTAGCCAAATGTTAATGATACAAGCAGCTACATAGATGACTAAAGTCAACATAGCTAATACGAATACAAGTTTGGCAATAGCCCGAATGATAAGAATAAATTTTTTCATGGTTGTTTATCTCCCTTTTTAAGAATAGTTTCAGTTGCTTTTCTTTTCTTTTTTTTCTCTTTCTATCATCTATTATAACGTATAAAAATTAAATATCTGTGAAATCAGAAAAAATTTTTATGAGAACAAAAGTAAATAATTTGTTAAGTAGTTGCCGCCAACTCAAATAATTTATACTATAAGGCATTAAAAAATAAAGTAATGCGGCGGCTCGGACCTTGAAATCATGGAACTTTTAGAATTAACAAATTGTTCATAGTTATTAACAAAAAATCTATTTACATTTTTTGCGGCTTATGCTATAATAATAACATAAGATAAAGAGAACCACCGCTCAATAAAAAACGGTGGAGAAAGAGGTATTGATTATGAAAAAAGAAATGCTTGAAACTGTTTTGAAAGCCGCTTTGGAAATCGTTGAGAAATCGTTGTTTGATTATCTAAAAGAAAACAATGACTTGCCTACACTTTACAGGGCAATCAACACTCTAAATGAAATTGGCAACGGGCAAGTCGTATATCTTTTGAAAACTGTTCCGTTTTATAAAAAAGTAGACTATTGTGAAATTGAGATGCTGGTCGGGCAAGAGTTCTACATTGAACGGAATGACGGTAAAGATAAAGTCATTGTTTATGAAATGATGGTGGAAATTTGATAGACTTAACGCAATCTATAAGAACAAATCTTTATTACTGAAAGAGGAGATAATCATGTTAGAAAAGATAAAAACATTTGGCTTATGGTTTTTAATCGCTATTGCCATTATAGGCTCTGTTGTTTTACCTATTGTTTATTATTATAATGTTAAATATAGGGACGTGAAAGAATACAATCATGGAATCCACGCTATTGATGGTGGACATTTTGAAATTGTAAATGTTGTAAACTACGAAGGCAAGGGTTCAGATGTTAGAGTTTACTTAAAGTGTGATGAATGCGGTGAAGAAATCAGTATTCCATATTTTTTAGTAAAATAAAATGTTCAAGGGCTGTGAGAAATCGCAGCTCTTTTTTTCCAGCTTTTTGAAAGTCATTTTCCAGCTTTTTTGAACCACTATATAAATATTATATAAAACATAATAATAGACTAAGAAAAGACCATAGGTGTGTCTTGACCCTCCCCTTGTGTTCCGGCTGGACCGTTAAAAAATGCGTATGAACAAAATATTAAATTTTTATGAATAAATTATGAACAAAAAATTAACAAAATATTAAAATTTTATGAATAAATTATGAACAAAAAATTAACAAAATTATAACATAAAAAAACGATGAACTAAAATTTACGAAATCGAAAAAATTGAGTTACGAAATCAAAAATTTTTAATTATGAAATTGTGAACATTCTGTTACGAAATCGAAAAAATTGAGTTACGAAAATTCACCGGACCGTAATAATTGATTCACAGAATTTTAATATTTTGGATTGATTGGCGGGACCGCTACAACCCAAAAAAAGAAACCGCACACCACAACATTTTCTTGCTATGGTATGCGGTCTATGTTTTAGAATGTTTTAACGGAATGCTGGCTAACTACCACATCACCGAAAACCGTTGAGAAATGCCGTCCTACTGGAATTTCGCTGTAGTCATGCCATTCATCAATAAACGTGATACACGGGGAACTATAAGAAATGTGTTTCATGGTGTGAATAGGCTTTCCACCACTTAAAAACAGCGTACCATAAAAACAGAATACGTCTTGCCCTAAAGCTGCCGTCATCATGGTTTCAATTTTTCGCTGAAACATTCCGAATTCAAATATAAAGTGGTCTATGCTCCAGCCGTTTTCATATCCGGTTTTCAAGAGTTTGTCGGCTCTGTTGTCAATGTTTTCAAGAAGCAGTTGTGTATAATAATTCATGGTAAATTCTCACTTTCTGCCCATTGTGGGCGGTTGTAAATCAGCCCCACGGACGTATATATTATACCATCCGTGGCAACTGGTTTATTTGATTTTAGTCGTTGATTTTCGGCATAACATCATCACACGGAACTACAACTGGTTTCCCCGTCCGTGGGTGTGGCATTTTGATGAAAAAGCTATGTGGATATTCATTGAACCACCACGAGCATACAACGCCCATTGGAACTTCTGAAAGTTCCTTGTATCTCTCGCCCTCTTCGGTATAGAATTCTGACCCTTGAATAGTGAATATAGGGTCGCCATCACTGTCAAAAAATGTTCCGAATCTGAAAGTAGTCCCGTTCTCTTTTTTGAACTGCTCAAATTTTAGAGCGTCAAACAGGTTAAGCAGTTTATGTTCCAAGAAGTTCAACTGCTTCTCTTCGGCTACTGAGTCTGAGAAATTGGTTATCAGAATCCGTTCAGCTTCTTTGTTGGCATAACTGTCAATAAGAGCAACGAGTGCAGCAGTTTTAACGATGGTATTATCAGCTGCATCCTTAATGATGGTAAGAACTGATAAATATGAATAGTCATATTTAAACATAATAAGTACTTCCTTTCTGTGTATCCCACGGGTAGCCATTCCACCCGTGGGAATTTGCTTGCTTGTATGCGGTTGGTGCTTTATGCGAACTTCAGAGAAACTTCCTTTCTGTCATACCAGAATCTCATTTCCATGGCGGTTACACCCAAGAGCGTTCCGCCGATACTGAATGTATCGAGGTAAGCACCGTGTTCTACTATATCCCGAATCTCTTCGGGCGTGAATCTGTCCTTATTTTCAACTGTCAGAATATGAATCAGAGAATTGACCATTTTTTCCCCTCTGTTCATGATATTGCGATGAATGACTTCCAGCATATTGTTCCAGCACCGCTGAAAGGTTCTTTCGGTTAGCCCGTCAGCGTTGTGTTTCAGAATCTCTACGACATATTGGACAGCAAACAGGAATTCGTTATCATCGTGCTTGTGTGCCGTGAAATAACGTGCTACGTTGGAAAGATTTGTTTTTGCGGTTGCGGTGTCTGTATTGTTGAACATAGTAAATCTCACTTTCTCCCCGTTATGCCGATAGGACAGCGTTATTATAGTTTTAACCTAGTAAAAACGTAGGCATGAAACAGGTATACTTTATACCATGAGTGTTTCCATAGGCTTTTTTCTTTTTGGTTGTATCTGCCATAGCTACAGATACAGCACATTTGAAATCGACAGTTAGACAGTGTCTTTTTCCGTCCTCTGTATAATACGATAGTTGCCCATCATATTTTGCAGTAGCGTCTTTTAAGCACCATGCCGATAATTTTTCGGCTATGGTTGTGCCTTTGCAGTGTAGGACTTCCAAGACGTGTCCCATATTCTGCGGTATTCTATCATAGTCACCATTTTTGGCGACAGATAGCACCTCTGCTGACATTCTTGTAAAGTCAGCTATAGTGTAGCTTCTGACAGGTTTTCTTCCGCTTGCTACAAGTGTAGCGTAGTTGGTAGACGAAGCCCGTAAAAAGAACTCTTGCTTTACGGTATCGAACGATAACCAATCCGTAGGAATAGGATTATCCCTATTGAATAGGTATTCTTCGATAGTTTTCCCGTCTGGTGTGGACAGAGCTACTACATAATTACTCTTTCCGCCTATGCGTGAATTCACCATGCAGCTTGCTACAGTTTTGGCGTTTGCTATAACGTCAATTTTAGCAGTGTTATTGATTGCTGTTTTTTCCAAAAACCGGAAAAATCCGATTTCTGGCTTATAATAGTAATCATTTTTTTCACCGCCTAAACATTCCATTTTTGCAGCGTAAAAACTATATTTTTTGCCGTTGGTGTCTATCAATGTTATTGTACCACGCATTTTTTTTCACCGCCTTTCCATGTTTTTATTGTATCATACTTTTTTCTTTTTGTCAACCCCTATTTTTTAAATTTACAAATTTTTCACATTTGTTTTTTTTGGGGTTTTCTATCACCTCTTTTTTCTATTGTATCATACTTTTTTCTTTTTGTCAATAGGATTTTTGAAATTTACAAATTTTTCACATTTGTTTCTTTCGTTTTTGTTGCGGTGTTTTGTTAACCGTTCCACGTCCTGTTGACATTATTTATTATAAACGATGCACCGCAAAATGTCAAGCATTTTTTTCAAAAAAAATAGAATTTTACGTTTTGCACAAAAAGGTTTACAATGCTTTATGCAAAATGACGAAAAGAGGGGGGGGTCTGTTTCTGGCAAAAAGTGGAATAAATCCAATTTTCGGCGGGACCTAGCAATAAATTCCCAGAAGTGATTTTTAAAATTAGGACCAAATTTGACACTACTTTATCCCAAATGTTATACTATTATTATAGGAGGTGATGTGTGTGAATTACTATCTTGATTTCGGCATTTATTATTCAAAAGATAGATGCGAATCAATTAAAAATTTACCACTCGATAAATTATCAAGAAAAGAATTAGAACAAATCGCTGATTTTATTTTATATGGAAAAGATGAAGACGGCACTTCTTCAGTAGACCGCAAAGAAGTAGAAATTAAGACTAAATTTAATACGTGGTCTAAAAAGAAACCAGAATCACTAGAAGCTTTAATGGAAACGCCCGGTTTTAACGAAGCAACACTAAAGCCACTAACACCATACAAAAAGCCAAAGCCGCAAATTACCGAAAAGGACTTAAAAAATGTGAAAGGTTTGGCTGAACTACAAGAAACAATTAAAAAGTTTTCTGATTACTTAAAGGAGCATGGCGATTCTCTTACTAGAAGACAAAAGTATTTGCTAAATCATCAGCTAATTTCATTGCGACAACAGCAATACTTACTTTTGGGCGACCGCCGAACATCTACGCCAAATCGTTTACAATATTTTGATTGGGAAGCGGCGACACACGTAGGTTTCCCTGTGTATCCAAGAGGTGTAATGAGAACAGAAGACGACACAGCTTTTAAGTTTCCAAGAACCGATTCAACAAGAGAAGCAAAAGCAATGCCCGACCCCAAAAAACTTTATTTTAGTTTTTTAGAGCCTTTTCATATTTATGAGTTAATTTTGGCGTATTATGACTTAAAAGCTTTTGTAGCTGAAATGCCGGATTCCCTCATTCACAATTTGCTTTGGACTTTGGATTTTTATATTAGCGCCGCAAAGCTAACACCAGAACAATTACTCATTGTCGAAGAAAAGAAAAAAGGTAAATCAATTAAAGAGATTGCCGCCACTGTAGAAAAGCAAATGGGTATTCATCATCAAGAAAATTATATTTCTACTATTTGGGGACGCATTACAAACAAGATTGCCGCCGCCGCCAATTTAAATTATGATGAGTTTTTATGTAAGGATTATGATAAGGCATGGAAAATTTGTTCATCTTGCGGCAGAGAATTGTTAAGAGACCCACGTCAATTCTCACGTAAATCCAAGTTGCCGGATGGCTTAAATTCTAGATGTAAAAAATGTGAGAGGGAGGCACGTAGACATGAAAAAGAATTGGGAAAAATTGTTTCAAATAATGAGGGATGATTTTCAGCTTACAGATTTGATTGGTTTTGCCAGACTTTTGGGCGTAAAGGAAAATGACAATTTTGAGGATTTTATGGTTGAAATTTTGGATTCTTACAATCAACAAGAAAAGAAGCGACAACGGCTACTTTTATCTATGGCACGTGATGTGGCGGCAACCAACAAAGAGCTAAAGCAAAAAGACAAATTGGCGGAACTCATTGAAAAAGGTTTGGAGTTAAAAGGTGATTAACTATGGGAAAAATTTGCTTACGTTGTGGACAAGACAAAACGCCTGCCAACTACATTGCTCTTAACCACAATTTGCTGCTTGGCGATAGCATGCCTGTATGCCGTGATTGCGTGAACAGCATTATTGCCGCCGACCCATCGTGGAACAGCGTTAATAAAATTTGTCAGATTATTAATATTCCTTTTGTGCCAGAAGAATGGGAAAAGATTGCTGCCGCTAAGGGTAAAGATGCTTTTAGTTGCTATTGTAGTCTTTTTCGACAAAAAGAATATGAGACTTTGGAATGGCAAGAGTATAATGACTTGTATTTGCGGCTTAAAGATGCCGATAAAGTTGAAAGAGTGCTGCCGGAAACACAACAAAGAATGGTTAAGCAGCTTAGACAAAAGTGGGGCGAACAATATGATGAAAAGCAATTGGACTATTTGGAACATTTGCATAAAGGGATGCTTGAATCTTCTAACGTGGTCGGCGTTCTAAATGAAGACCAAGCATTAAAATTGTGCCGCTATAGCTTGATTCTGGAAGAAAAAATTCGTGCTGGTGACGATATTTCTAAGGACTTAAAGGCATATAATGATTTAATTGAAATTGCGAATTTGAGTCCTAAGTTGATTAAATCAGAAGACGAGTTTGAGGGCGTTAGTGATTTAATGAGCTATGCTGAAGTTTTGGGCTTTAAGCCGAAGTATTACACTGATATAAAAAGAGATGAAGTTGATACTTTGATACAAAGCACAAAAGCTTATGCTCGTTATATGTATGTAAATGAAAGCGGCATCGGTGAAGAAATTAGAGAAAGAATTGAATCACTTAAAGTTGCCGCAGAACTCAGTGGACAAAATTTTGACGAAAAAGAATTTATTGCCGATTGCCGCAATTTTGCCGAAGAAGATAATGAAGAATTTAATATTGATTATTAAGAGGTGAAAGATTTGAATGTTTACCGTTGAACAAATAGAAAACACTTGTTCAACATTAGCAAAGGTAGCGAAAAAGAAATTTATTATTGACGGAGTAGAAGTTGAAAAAGGCAGTTTAATGACAAAAAAAAGAATTGAAGAAAATTATGAACTTTATACGAAATGGTTAGAACACTGGATTAATTATCCAGACCTCTTCGAACGAGGAGCATAGTGATAAAAGCTATGAAAAAATTTAAAATTGCTGGGAAGCCCTAAAGCTCTTTTGCCACAATAGTTTTATGAAGGAGCGAAAGCGGAAACAAGTAAAGAGATGAAAATAAGGAGAAATTCATATTTTTAACAATGGGTAATCAGCATCCGAATTAGGGAATTAATCAACTAATAGGTTCAACGACTATGAATACAGTAAAATTCAAGCGAATTGAAAGAAAATTGAAAATAATATAGTCTACTCTTATAAGAAATTATAAGCCATAAGGGCAAGAACTAGCGATTCTTGTTAAATACAATGTCGTGGATTTAATAACCCCAAGAAGTTCTAAATTTTCTCTTAAACTTTTTCAACGTGCTTTTTTACGAGCATGTTTGCGGCATGGACGTGTTGATACTATTGCTCCTCGTGCTGCCGGAAAATCGTTCATTTGTGTGCTTGCCTTAATTTTAATTTCTGTTTTCAGACCCGGCAGCCACCAGTTTATGTGTAGTCCGGGTAAGCAGCAGTCAGTTAAGATTGCTTCTGCTAAAATACAACAGATTTTCGAGCTATTGCCGCTCTTGAAGAAAGAAGTTTTGATTGAGAAAAAATCGAATGATTATTATACTTTGATTTTTAGAAATACTTCTATTTTAGATATTTTAACACCTCTTAATTCCACAAGAGGGAATAGAGCGAATTGTGGCATTCTTGATGAATACCGTAAAATATATGAGGTAAAATAATGATAGGATATATTTATAAAATTATTAATAATATTAATGGTAAAGTTTATGTAGGACAAACCATAAATATTAACAGAAGAAAAAACGCTCATTATAATCAATTAAAGAATAAAAAGCATCATAATAAAGTATTACAAAAAGATTTTTTACTTTATGGAGAAGATAATTTCTCTTTTTATTATAAAGAATATGAAATTTCAAATAGAAAAGAACTTAATGATTTGGAAATAAAAACTATAGAAATTGAAAACTCCTATTGGAATGGGTATAATTTAACTTTGGGAGGAGAAGTTTTTCCGGTTGTAAATGCGAAGTTATCTTATAAGGATTTTTGTTTTATTTATTATGGTTGTTTATGGAGAGGATATACTCAAAAGATTGCAAATTATTTAAAAATAGACTCTTCAACCGTTAGTGCTGTATTAAGAGGAGTTTCTTATGTTGATTATTATATTAAATCATTAGAATTAACAAAAATTGAGAAAGAAAATATACAAAAATCTTTTAGAAAAATATTTAATATACCAGAAAATAAAGAACCAGATTCAAGAAGAGTTCCTAATCATTTAACTGAAAAGGAATATTTTTATTGTTTTTGTATTTCTTCGTCATATAGTAGGGGAATAGATAAAGTATTGTCTCTTTATTTTAAAAAGGATAAATCCTTTTTGTATAATGGTTTAAAAAATAAAAGTGGTAAGGTAAAAACAGCGTGGGATAATTTTAAGAAATTAAACAAGAAAGAAATAATAGAAATTGGTATAAAAAAATATAATGAGTGGAATTTAAAAGAGTATTCTAAAAAAGAATTACCTCAAAGTTTTAATGATAAATGGTTGCGGTATTAAAATCACTTAAATTGCGGGAACGTCCTTAGAGTTTTAAATACTAAATTATATTAGTAATAATATAATGGTAAGTCTAATTAGCTTAGTATAGTAAAAAGTTTAAAAATTGGATAATCCGCAGCTAAGATGCCTTTTTAGGTATAAAGTTCAACGACTTTACAGGTGATATTGCTTTAGCAATAATGATAAAGTCTAATCCCCTAATAAATATCGGGAAACCGAGGGTATTTTATAGACCACAAAGCAGAGGATATAAATGAAATTATTCTACCTTTATTAAATGTTGATAGACCAATGAAAAATCAAGATTATAATGAATATGAGCCACAACAAGTTCAGTTCTGGATTTCTTCTGCTTCTGATAAAAATACCTATTGTTATGACAAAACAGTTGAATTTTTTGAAGATTCTATTATAAATCCGGCTAAAACTTTTTGTTGGGGATTCGATTTCAGAGTTCCTGTTTCGGCAGGATTACTTTCCAAAGATTTTTTGACGGAATTAAAATTATCTGGAACTTTTAATGAATTGGGTTTTGCTAAAGAATATATGAGTAGATTTGTGGGTTCATCTAATGATGCGTGGTTTGACTATGAGAAATTATTGAGTTGCCGCCATTTGGTTAATCCTGAATCTCATGCTAAATTTAGAGATGACATTGAATCTTTTTACGTGATTTCGGTGGATATTGCCAGATTAAAATGTCAAACAGTAGCAACAATTCTTAAAGTTTTTCCAAGAAGAGATACTCCATGGAAAGTAAATTTGGTAAACTTGTTTGTATTAGGAAAAACAGAAAGTGAAAAGGTTTTTGATAAACAAGTTATTGAATTAAAAAAATTAATTGAACTATTTTGTCCGAAAGAAGTAGTAATAGATATAAATGGCATAGGTGTATCCTTCGCAGATAGCATGATTAAAGAATCTTTTGATGTTACTACAGGAAAAACTTATCCAGCATATGGGTTTTCAAACAGAGATGAATATAGAAACTTGCAGCCCAAAGAAGCTAGCAAAATTCTGTATGGAATTAAAGCAAATTTAGACCTTAATAGCCAAATGCATTCTATTCTTTATTCTAAAGTTTATTCTGGTTTGCTTAACTTTTTGATTCCGGAATCAGTAGCAAAGACAAAATTAATGTCTACTCGGCGTGGGGCTAAAATGTCACCTGAGGAAAGAAATAAAAGATTGTTGCCACACGAACTAACAACTATTCTTTTGGATGAAATTATGAACTTAAAACAAAAACCAACAGGAAATAATAATCAAATTGTAGTAGAACAAATTAATAAAAGAATGACAAAAGATAAATTTTCCGCTTTGGAAATGGGAATTTATAGAGTTCAAACACTTGAAAATGACTTTATTAGTAAGAGACAAAATCGTGGCTTAGGGCGGCGACTTGTTTTTACCACTAAGGCAAGGGGGTGAGATATATAAATACACAAGAACTAAAAGACCAAAGAATATTGCAATTTAAGAAAGCATTAAAAGACATGATTGCTACTTCTAAGGCGGCTTACGTTCGTTCTGATGCTAAATCTTATAGAGAAAGGAATCCAATGTATTCTAAAGAAGAGATTAAAAGAATTGTGGAATGCGGCGACCCAATTGAACGAGCGAAATTGAGCGAATTCTTTTTTGCTACTTCTGGTCTTTATAAAAGAATTATCTTACACTATGCGACTTTTTTAACTTATTCTTGGGTACTTGTGCCGCACATTAAAAACCCAAGAGATAAAATTTCTAATAAAAAAATTTCTCAAGCCTATTATAATGCTTCTGATTTTTGTACTTCTTTTCAAATAGAGAGAAAATGTACATTATTTAGTAAAGATATTTTGGTAAAAGGTGCTTATTATGGACTGATTCATGAAGATGGCGATTTCGTAGCAATTCAAGATTTACCTTTTGACTATTGCCGCAGTCGCTTTAAAAACTCTCATGATGTTGATATTGTAGAATTTAATATGGCTTTTTTCGACACTATTAGAGATGAAGCATTAAGAAAAGAGATTCTTGAAACTTACCCTAAAGTAGTTCAAAAAGGTTATTACAATTATAAACATAAAGGAAAAGATAGATGGATTTTCCTTCCTGCTGAAATGGGTATTTATTTTTGTTATTTTGATGAAAGACCATTCTTTTTAGATTTAATCCCATTGTTAGATGATTTGGACGACTATAAGGACATTGACAAAAAACGGAATTTACAAGCTTTAAAAAGAATTCTAACACAACAAGTAGGTGTAAATGGAACTGAATTGGTTTTTGAACCAGATGAAGCAGAAGTTATGCATCAAGGTGTTGTTGATATGCTAAGAGATAATCCAGATGTGGATGTCGTGACAAGTTATAATAAAATTGACTTATTAGATTTAAGTGGTGATAGCGATGAAAAAACCGAAGTCGAAGATGTCCAAAATCTTATCTATGAATCTGCTGGTATATCAAAAGAACTTTTTTGTGCGACAACAGAAGCAGGAATTAACTATTCTTTAAATAATGACTTAGCTATGACCATGATTTTAGGAAACCGTTATGCTAACTTTTTTACTGCTCTTATGAATTACAAGTTTAGTAATGCTAAAGTGAAATTTAAGCTATTGATTTTGCCCATTAGTTATTACAATAGTGCTGATTATACTTCTAGAGCAAAAGAATTGGCAGCATTCGGCTATAGTTTCTTAACACCTATTCTTTCTACTGGTGTAGACCAGACTAATCTTGCCGACTTAAAGACGCTTGAAAATGATTTATTAGAACTCGATGAAGTGCTAAAACCATTACAATCTTCTTACACACAGTCTGGCAAAAAAGCAGGAGAACCAATTGAAGAAAACGGTAAAGATTCTACAGAAGATAAAAATAAAGAAGAAGAGGTGAATACTGACAGTGGACAAGAAGAAGATTCCAAACAAACTTGATATTAGTCTTTATGGCGATATGACAAAAGTAAATGATATAACGTCTAAATGTAGAGTCCGCATTTTTTATAAAGGACTTAATAGAAATCGTACTTTTATATCAGAAGAATTTGCTAATAAACTTATTGCTTCTTTACCATATGTTCCAATTAAAGGAATTTTTGATAAAGATGATGTAGATTATACAGACCATGGTTGGAAAAATTCAGATGGAAAGATTTATGGAATTGTTCCAGAAAATCCTAATTTTGCTTGGGAAAAGCATTTAGATGAAGACGGCGTAGAACGTGAATACGCATGCTGTGACGTTATTGTTTATACTGCTTTATATCCAGAAGCTAAAATTATTTCTGGCAAATCTCAATCTATGGAAATTTATAGCGGCACTTTAAAAGGTCAGTGGAATATTTGGGAGGACGGCGACCCTTATTTTAATTTTGAGGATGGCTGTTTACTAGGATTACAAGTTTTAGGTGATATGACTGAACCGTGTTTTGAAGGAGCGGCATTTTTTAGCTTATATAATGATGCTAAAGAATTAATTGACACAATTAAAAGCTTTAGTAAAAAAGATAACAATGATAATAAGGTAGGGGTGAAAAAACCAGTGAATACAAATTTATTCGGCGTAGAAGCGGAGAACTTTTCTGCTATTTTTGCTATGCTTAATCCAAATTACGAAACGGAAAAAAGTGAAACATTTGATTCTGTAATTTTTAGTTTAGATAATGACGTAGTTTCTTATGTAAATAAGGATGGTCTTCATTATAATAAGATTGAAAAGGATGAACAAGGCAATTTTACTTTAGGTGAGTCTGTTGACCCTAAGGAAATGACCGTCCTAAAGGATGAAATTGTCACCTTAAAATCTCAGTTAGAAAAAGCAAAGGGAACTTCTACAGATGATGATAAGGACGCTTTAGCAGACTTTCAGAAGAAATTAGATGAAAAGGACGCTGAAATCGCAAACCTAAAAACCAATATTGTAGAGTTTGAAAATGAAAAGACACTTTTAAATGGGCAGATTTCTGAACTTTCAGAATTTAAGTCCAATATTGAAAATACTAAGAAAGAAGAAATTCTTGATAAGTTTTCTGAATATCTAAATGATTCTCTTATTGATGAACTAAAGGGTAAGATGGATAAGTTTACTGTAGACGATTTTAAGAAGGAAGTCTGTGCTACTGCTTACGACAATAGTTCTACCACTTTTTTCTCTAAGAAAAAGGATGAATCAGATTTAATCTACAAAGTTAATGTAGACAATAAAGCAGAATCGGGTATTGAAAGATTATTAGATAAATATAAGAATGGGGGTAATAAGTAATGGCAATTAAATTTTTCGACTGTCATGGTTTTGGCCAGATTGAACCAAATCAGGTTTGGTTTACAAGAGCTGGCATGATTGAAGCACAGTGTGCTTTAGACCCAGAAAAGTTTGCTTCTCATTTTCCAATGACTGATACAGAAGCAACTACTGGCAAGATTTATGGTGAAAATGGTTCTTTCTACATGGTAGATAAGGTTAAGAAAATCGTAACGATTCCAACCAAGGCACTATCTGATAAGGGCTATCCAATGGGCATTAATTATTCTACTGAAAAGATTTATAATCAGTTTACTCCGGGTCGTAGAAATTTCTGCATGATTTGTAACGAATTCTATCCAAGACTTGGCTATGTAGAACCGGGTATGAGAATTACTACCAATTCTGTTGCTTGGGATACAACTAATACTACGCTCTTTAAGACAGCTAATACGAATTTTGATAGTGATATTATGTATAATGATGTAAAGGCTGCTGTAGATAAGGGTGATGCGGTTTACGCTTATGTTGTAGAAGGTTCTCATGGTAAACTAACCATTGGTGCTGGTGTCGCAAATGCACTAGGTCATGTATACGCACAGGTTGTAAAGGCTTACACAAATGCTGATGGCACAAAGTCTTTCATGTTCCAGTTCATTAATGAACCGACTGCGTAATTTTAGGTAAAGGAGGTAGAAGAAATAATGGCAACTGATATTAAAGCAATTAAGGACTTAGTTGTATGCTCTTATTATGGCACTAGTCCAAATCCAACTAAGTTTTCTAATAATGACGTAAAAGAAGCACTACATAATGAAATTCATAATCTTTGTTATGATTATAATTCCTATCGTAGAAATAAATTAGACCTTTTTGAAATTCTGCAGGAGGCTTATGATGAAATTCTACCACGTTATGTAGAACAGATTATGGGGACTTTTGCTGAAATTAAGACCGTAGCACTTGGTCAAAAGGCACTGTTCGTAAGAAAGAGAGGTCGCCAGCGGGCTAAGCAGTTTATTACTGAAGTAGGTCTTTCTGGTGCTTATGAATCTTTCAGACTAGATAAGGATACTTTTGAAGTTGGTGGACACGCTATTGGTGGTGCGGCTTATATTGACTTTGAAAGATATTTAACTGGTGATGAAGACATCTCTGAATCTACTGATATTCTACTTGAAGGAATTCAAGAAGCTCTAATGGGCGAAGTTCAGAAGGCTCTAATTGCTTCTGTAAACGCTGAAGACCGTCCAACTAAGAATGTTTATGTTGGTGCTGGTTGGGATGCTAATGCAATGGCTTCTTTGATTTCAGTGGCAAGAGCTTATGGTGGCGGTGCTGTAATCTTTGCTGCTCCAGAATTTATTGCTGAAATGGGGCCTGATGCAATTGGTCAACCAATCTTTAAGGGAACTCCGGGTTATGCTGGTGCTACTCCGGTATATTCTCCAAAGGATATTGATGATATTGCTCGAACTGGTTATATTACATCCTTTAGAGGAACTCCAATCATCCAGCTACCACAGTCTTACACTGATGAAACAAATACCACTACTCAGATTAATCCAGCTATGGCTTATGTGTTCCCAACTGGTGGCGAAAAGGTAGTGAAGGTAGTATTTGAAGGCAATACTCAGGTAGATGATTGGCAGCATAGAGATAGAAGCTTTGAAATTGAAGCATATACACGTTTTGGTGTAGCTATTCTAACTAATCATAACTGGTGCGTATATGAAAATACCACACTAGCTAATACAGAAAATTATCCTACTAAGTATCCAGTAGAATAAGATAAAACAATATTATAAGATGAGAAAAGATGGGCGGGCTTAAAAGCTCATCCATCTTTTTTTGAGTTTAAAGGAGGAATTTAATAATGGAAAGCAATACAAGATTAGTTCAATTACAGAACATGGTTAATAAGACTGTTGGTGTAATTAAGCCTGAATATGGAGTCAATAGAAAATGGACAAAGAAAGGACAAACTATTCCACTACCTTATGATGTTGTAGAACAGCTTTTATGGGATGAAGGTTTTCGTAATATGATTGACCGTGGTATTCTTTATATTAATGACTTGCAGGATAAGATTGATTTAGGTCTAGAACCTTATGGAGCTAAAGAGCCAGAAAATATTATTGTTTTATCTGATAAGCAGATTGAAAACTTACTAAAAGATGTTCCTTATTCTGTTTTTAAGACCGAAATTAAGAAATATACTCTTGACCAGATTAATAGAATTGTCAATTATGCTTTAGAAAACGAAATTGTTGATGTTAATAAATGTTCTTATCTAAAAGAATTGACCGGAACGGATATTATGAAGTCTATTGCTACTAAGAGAGATTTAGAAAGAGAAGAAAAAAACCGTAAGGTGAGAGAAGATGAAGACGCTAAGAGACGTGTATAACGCTTTTTTATGTAAAGTGAATGAGGATGATTGGGCAAATTGCTATTCAGAAGAAGATTTAGAATGGTTTACTAAAGATTGGCGTTCATTCCTTGAATCCGCCATCCCTTATTTTAAATTTCCAAGATGCGGCTTAGAAATTGACGAAGAAAAAGAATGCTTTAAAGATGAATTTCTTGGAAATGCCGAAATTGAAGTTTTGGCTTGCTTTATGAAACAAGAATGGCTTAAAAGAACGATTGATTCATGGGAGAATATTAAGACACAATATGAAGAAAGTGATTTCTCACAAGCAAATTTACTAAAGACTTTTATTTCTTTAAGAGAGCAAATTAAAGATGAAGCAAGAAAAAGTGAAGCTAGATACTATCGTTCTATTGGTAGAAAACCTTTTGATTTTAAAAAATTAGCTGGCAGTGGTGGAAAGTCTTGGAATTAAATGATGTAAAGCAAGCTTATATTGATAAAATGAAAAGCCGTTTATATGGCTTATTAAGAGAACGTGAGAAAGGCGGACAATGGGAGAAGTTCTTGGATACTATTTTAATTGAACTTGAGGGATATAAAGAAGAACAAAAGACAATTAACTTTTATTTGCTTTATAGTAAATTGGCGGCGTGTCGTTATTTATCTTTTAAGTATTATAGAAAAACGATTTTTGAATGTATGAATCTATTCGATAGGATTGATGTCTAATGGATTATTTTAAAGAAGTATATTTAAAAAGAATGAATATAGATGGACACACACGGCAAGAAAGAGTTTTAACCAGAAAAGAAAAAGAATTTGATAAACTTTTTTTGCAGCAATCACAATGGCAAGCTAATATTTATCAAAAAAATTTAGATGAAGCAGACATTCTATGTTCTTTGCAACCAAACAAATGGAATGAAAGTCAAGAAATTTCAAATCTTTTGGTTTCTACAAAGACTGATAGATTTAATACAGGTGATATTTTAAGAATTTATCAGCGTATTAAAGATATTGAGTATGATAAAATTTGGCTGGTTTTATTTTGTGAAGATAAAATTGCTAAAGGTTATTTTTGCTATAAGCTAATTTGTCTAGATTCTATTATCAATTTTACCAATGAATATGGAGATACTCTCTATTCTATTCCTGTAAAATTCGTAAATAGTTCAGCAGCAGTAGTAAAAGATTTGTATAATTATGGAATACAAAGTAATGGCTATCGTGAGCCAAATAGAGACACAAAGGTTATTACGCAACGCTTTGATTTTTTAAAGAAAGAAATCTATTTTGAATATAAGAATAAGGGCTTTCAAATAGAAGGTATAGATGATATTAGTATTGATAATGTTGCTTATATTACTATTGGCGAAAAACTTAAAAGAGATATTGAGCCTCGTTCTTCTGAAAATATTGAAGTCGGAAAAGATACTAATTTCTTTTTGAATAATGTTTAAATGGTGGTGATGTAATTGGATTCTAAAGTTAAATATGGGCAAGAACATGGCAAAAATTTAGTTAAGATTGCCAAAAAAATTCTTAATAATCAAGATTTATGCAAGCTATTAGTGAATACCAATTTAGACCCCTTAAACAATAAAGATGAAATTAATGGAATGCGACTATTAAATAAAAATGTAAGAGTTGTGCCGCTATTAGGACGAGATGAACAACTATCTGATACAAAGTTAGTTTTATTATATACGGATGGAGAACTAAGTGAAAGCAATTCTGATAATGAAGTTATGACGTTTATTGTTAGTATCTATTGTCCATTTCAACAGTGGTTAATAACAGGTGAGGACTTGCGACCTTACAAAATTATGAGCGAAGTTAGAAAAAGCTTACAAGATAAAAGATTAAATGGATTGGGAGAAATTAAATATATTGGTTTTAATTTTAGCACACTAACAGAAGAAATGGGAAATTTTGTTATGGAGTTTAGAATTTATGCTTTCTCTTAATGATATTGAAGTTATTAAAGAACAGTCTTATGCTTGTTTTCCAAGTCAACTTTCTAATGTTTGTGAAGTCTATCCATTAAAAATGGAAGAAATTATAAAGATGGGGTCAGACAAATATAAAGGATACCTAAATTTATTATTGCTTACTGAAGCGGAAATTGCTAAGATGATTGAGGAAAAAGCAAAGATAGAAGTAGATTTGTCTGAAATAACAACATTATCCTATTTATTACAAAGTGCTAAATTATCTGATTCATTTTTATTGGATTTACAAAATGCTTTCACTACTTTTATAAAAGAAGAAGTTTTATTGCTTCCTAAAATTAATGCCGTGTTAATTGGCAATGATTTTTCTAAAAAGCGGTTAATAACAGAAAAAAATTTTTCTGATTTTCAAGACATATTAAGAATTCAAAATCGCCGCCCGATTGAAGAGCCGCCACCTGAAAATGAATCGCCAATTGCTAAAAAATTCCGTTTAAAAAGAGAAATGAGAGATGCTGTAAAGAAAAAGCAGCAACAAAAAAATGGAACTGGTTTATCTACTTGTGATTTATTGGGAATAGCAGAAACTTTTCATATAGATTGGAGAAACTGCAGTGTTTATTCTTTTTATGTGTTGCTGGAGCGACACCAGCTAAAAGAAAAGTGGCAACAAGATATTCAAATGCTTTGTGCCGGAGCAGATTCTCAAAAACTTAAAACAAAATATTGGGGCGAAAGTCTCAACAAAAAAGATGAATAAAAGGAGGTTTTAAGATGAACAAAGTTCAGAATCTTTTTGATAAATATGGCATCAAAGAAGTTGCTGACGTAACTTTTTACCGTATTGAAAAGAAGCAAGAAACTTATGAATCTCAGAGAAAGATTTTAGCGTCTTCTATCCTAAAAGGGGCTTTAAGTTTAAAAACCGTTTATCCTATGACAGATGGTAAAGGTGATGAAGAAGGCTTTGAAGCATATGTCTTTGAAAATGCTGATATTCTAAGTGGAGCAAATTATGATTGTGATGACAGTTTTGACGTAGTTGAAACTCGTATTTTTACTAAGCAGCAAGATAATAAAGAAGCTTTAAAAACTATTGAATATACAGACGAAGATGTTCAGAAAGCTACTCGTATTACTATGGTAGATACAGTAGAAAAGACCATCGTTAGCCAATCTAAAATCGTGGGTTATACCCCAGCTGGCATATTTGTATCTATTGTAGCTTATGGCGAACCAGTAGAAAAGGAAGTTGCTGATGGACTATCTAGCACAAAAACAGTTTATGAGTATACTTATAAGGCTGTTTTTAATGTAAAGTATACTAATACGACCGAAGGTGCTACAGGAATGACTGCTGGTGATACACCAGATGCTAAGAAGTATCCGGGCACTCACGAATACTCTTATATTGAACAGATTCTAATGCTTTTCGCTAAGAATCAGAATTTAATTACTAAGACTGGTGTTCGTTATCAGTTTAGTGATGCTGATACTATTTTTGGTGATTTGGAATTCACTGATGATTTTGCGGCTGCTCCTAATTCTACTGAAAAGGTTGTTGTATGTAGCTTGCCGGGCAAGGTATCTCAGTTCTCTTATGATAAGGACGATGTTCTTGAAGCTATTGAAGGCTTAAATACTTCTTATACCGCTAAGGCTTATGATGTAAGATATGCTGATTATGCTGAACTAATTGTTGAAGATGAAATGGGTTATTATAAGCCAGCATTTTTAGGTTCTACAGCAACTCGTGAATATGATGGCTCTTGGAGTATGACACCATTCTCTACTACTGATACTTATCTAAAGTTTGCTAAAGCAAATAAGGGTGCTGATATGGCTATTGCTAATGCTGTAATGTGGGGCGATGATGAACATTATAGTATTAATGATGCTATTGATGCTTTGAAGCAAAAGAAGAAAGTTCTTGATGCCAGCGAAGAAAGTGCTTTAAAGGGCATTAATTCTATTTTCGGTGGTTATAAAGTAAAATCTGATGCTGACCCAGCTGTTGGTAAGTCTGATGAAGATACGGCTTCTAATAAATATAATTATACTGTAGGTGGCAATAAACTACAAGACACTGATGGCGAAGATATTAAATCCACTTATGCTCTTAGCAAAGTTCTTGATGCTTTAACAGAAATTTCTTATCAGGATTCTGTAGTTGGTAAGGACTTAAAGGTAAATGCCGAAGGTAATCAATCCAATAGAGCAATTTATGTTCGTGTAGATGGTATGGTAGATACCGCCGCAGGTGCTTATATTTATCTATTACATAACAAGAACTTTAAGCGACTTTCTACTGATAAGAGCGGTGTATTTGAATTTGAAGATAAGAAGGGCAATCATTTGTTCTATCAGGACAAGATTTTTGCTGGTGTAGAATATCTTGCTCTTGTTGTTATTGGTAAGAAGGGCTTAATTTTTGTAGTAAATAGACACGGTGCTAAAGATGTTGAAAAGGTTGCTTGGATGATAAATGAAAACGGTTATCCAACTAATGCTCAGTGTGAAACATTAGTTCATAATGGTTTAATTCATACAGTAGACATTACCGTTGAAGATGAAACTTTTGAAGCTACTTGTTCCATTAAGCGTTTAAGACTACGTAAGATTGAAAAGCAAGTTCTACGTTATGTTCCAGTTCTATTCTTAGATACTCTAAAGATTTCTACATTAGAGCAGACGGCTGATAATACAGCTGCTACTGGTGGCAGAGGTAATAGTCAGCTAATTATTTGGGACTTTGGCAAGGAAATTACTTTAACACTACAAGATGCTCTTTATAGTCCAGCTTCCATGAGTGCTATGCTTGGTAGTGGCGGCGTAAACTTCTTAAAGGGTGTTAAGGACACACATAAGATTGATAGAACTGAAAAGTGTATTGCTGAACGCTCTTTCATCGTTCCGGCAGGCAACAGTGTAGGCGTTCCTTCTGAAGGAGATAATACACCACAGGCAGTGTATATTGACTTAGCAACCATGGACCCGTATCAAGACGGTACGCCAATTGCTGAGGGAGAAGTATACTTAAAATGGACTCGTTCTGTAGCCTATGGTGACAACAGTCTTGGTAATACTATTGAAATTTCTGCTGACAAGTTCCCCGGCACTTACAAGGTTGTTGGTGATACTTACGCTCGCTCTAAGGACACTGGTGAAGACCAGCACTTCCAGTTTGTTATTCCACAGGCTAAGCTTGGTAGTGAAGTTTCTATTACGCTTGAAGCTGATGGAGAACCAACCGTAAACAAAAATTCAAATGCGGTTGTAAAAATTGCTTAATTGCTGGGAACTCCTTATAGGACAATCAGCAGCAAAAATATTTTAAATACTAAAGGGATTTGTAAATATGAAAGATTTTATCAGAAAACCAAAACAAGGACACGGCTTTATTTATAGATATATTAGTCCTTCTAATAAGAATTATATAGGACAGACTACAAAGTCTTTAAAAGAAAGGGCGAAAAATAATGGAAATGGATATAAAAATTGTTCTGTTTTTTATAACGCTATTTTAAAATATGGTTTTAAAAATTTTAAAATAGAAATACTAGGAGAATTTAAAATAGAATTCTTAGATAATAAAGAAAAATATTATATCAATTTGTTTAATAGCTTAGTTCCTTTTGGCTATAACATTTATGAAGGAGGAGCAAGTTATTATGATAAAAGAAAAAGAACAACTCCTATAAAGCAGTACAATTTACAAGGAGAATTTATTAGAGATTATAATAGCTTAATTGAAGCGGCGGAAGACAACAAAACCAGTTATCAAGCTATTTCTGCTGTTTTAAATCACAAAAGAAAATCTCATAAAGGCTTTATCTATAAATATATTAATGATAATACAAAAATTATTCCTATAGAAAGAATTCCTACAGTAGGTAGAAAGACAGGACAATTTACTAAAGAAGGTTTTTTGATAAATATATATGAATCAGCCAACGCTGCAGCAAAAGCTGTTGGTGGCAGTGGAAGAAATATTCGAGCGGTTTGTTTGGGTGATAGAAAAACTGCTTATGGATATATATGGAAGTATTTAGAATAAAATGTTCAACGACTATCGAAAATCTAAATTTTAGAGAAGTAGAGTAAGATTAAGAAAATCTGAAATGGCAATTATAGCAGAAATGTTATAAAGATATAGTCTCAACTTTATAGTAATATAAAGATAAGATATTTGGTTTGATATGACACTGAGTGTTCTTCGTCCAGAAGATGGTAAAATGGTTAAGCTAATTCAGTATGATGTAGTAGAGAATACAGAAGAAAGAGATGGTTCTACTATGGTTAAGGATACAGAAAATCTAAATCTATTAGATGATGCCGAAATGTATCGTGTAAATCCAGATGCTAAGGAAGATGAAGACGCTATTGGTGCTACTGAATATTAATCTATAAAGAGGAGGGAAAAGGCTAATGAACATATTTGAACAATATGGCATTAAGGAAGTAGCCGATTGCACTCTTTATAGTATTCATAGAAAAAAAGATGGGAGCGGTGAACTATATTATGTTCCCGCTCTTTATTTAGATACTTTAAAGATTTCTACTGTTGAAAAAACAGCTGAAAATGTGTGGGCTACTGGTGGTTTAGGAAATGCGAGATTAATTAACTGGGATTTTGGCAAAACAATTAATGTTAATTTAGAAGATGCTCTTTGCACTCCTGCTTCATTAGGAATGTGTTGGGGTGGCGTTTTATCTGCTGATTGGAAAGACGCTGAATTAGAACACGATTATGGTATTTCTTTTAATAATAAAAATCCAGTAGAAAGAATTGCTAGAATGGAGAAGGCTTTTTATCCAAGAAACGATAGAGAGAATGGTGTTATTGGTAAGCTTATTCCATTAACGACTTATGATAAAGAAGATACAATTGGTGATTTACCAGTAAAATCTTCTGTTATTGATGGAACTAAAATTGATGGTTTTGGTTACGTAAAGAATAGACCTTACCATTGGTATATGAAGATTGAAAGCGGTGCTAAATCTATTGGTGTAGTTCCAAATAAAATTTTTGATAATGGCGGCAAAGCTTATAAAGTTGACACAAGCAAAATTGTAGTATCTGAAATGCCGACACAATCAAACGGTGAAGAATACAAGTTTAGCGTAATTTATTTAATTAACCCGACAGAAAAGATTACAAAGACTTATAATGAGCAAATTGTTTTAACAAAAGAAAATGTAGTTGCTGATGCTGGTTTGGGTGTTAATCTAAAGAATGCCAAGTTTTTAAGAATTTTAGTTGATAACAATAACAACTATAGTGCTCAATTGTCTAAAGGAACTGCTGAATCTCCAGATGCTTTATGGAAATTATCTGATTGGTCGGTTACTGATGAAGTTGATTTAGAGTTATTTAAAGGAATTGATATGTGGCTAAAATTTGATAGTATTAATGAAATGACTTATTTCTTACTTACAAAGTATGAAAAGAATATTAGTTATATTGGAACAAGAGATATAGATTATTCCAATAAGAAAACCGATTTAGATGAAGCAGAAAACGAAACAGATGTAGATAAAACAACAGAAGGAAGACTTTGGTCATATGTTAGTCCAAAATCTATGAAGCCTTTTGATGATGACTATTGGTTTTCTCAGGGTGAACCTTATTTTATTAAGTCATTAACTTTAGCTACAAAAGAAAAGAAGCTAAAAGCACATACAATTCGTATAACAGCCGGACAATTTCCGGGTATGTATATGTTAGTTGGGGAAACTTATATTCGTGATAGAGATACCGGAAAAGACGAACGCTTGCAGTTAAAGTTCCCATTAGCCAAAGTTCGTTCAGAGCAAACATTAACTTTACAAGCTGATGGAGACCCAACGACATTTAGTATGGCTTTAGAAATTGCTAGACCAGAAAATGGTATTATGATGGAAATTACTCCGTATGAAGTTGCTGATACTATGATTCAAAATAGTGATGGTACTTTCTCTACAGAAGTAAAAGATGGCTCAACAACAGTTTTGAGTGAGTAAAAGGAGGTGAAACCGATTGAACATCTTTGAACAATATGGCATCAAAGAAGTTGCGGACTGCACTTTATATAGTATTGAATTGGATGAAAATGATGATGAAATTTATATTCCAGTTTTGTATTTAGATACATTAAAAGTATCAACAGTAGAAGGAACTGTCAGTCAAGTATCTGCTACTGGTGGTTTAGGAAATGCCGAACTTATTACATGGGATTTTGGGCGTGAAATTACAGTAAATTTAGAAGATGCTTTATATAGTCCAGCTAGTCAATCCATGACATGGGGTGGCAAATATGGTGCAAAAACTTTTTCTATTTTAGGCAGCTTCGCTAAAGAAGAATATCAATTAGACAAATATGGTCGGCACATTTACTTAAACGATGATGGTAGTGTGGCAGCGCATACTACTCAATTAGCTAAAAAGGCTAAAGTAAATATTGATAATTTTGATTTCTTTAAGGAAACTGGCGATGATATTAAGAAATATATGTGGCGAGTAAATCTTAGAATGATGTCTTACGATAGTGTAGATTCTTACTATAAAGAGGGCGAAGTTGGTATTTCTTATAACTATGATGGTGAATTATGGAGATTTGAAACTTCTAATTCTAATTTTGAAAGCGCCACTGCTACCACTACTACTGATAATTTAATTTTTTATAAAAAAGTAAAAAACAAGAATGGTGATTTAGTAGAAGTTCCTGTAGGCAAATTTACTATTGTAGATGAATTGAATCAATATGTTGTGCCGCCGCAAGAAGCTATTTATCAAATTAAACAGGGTATTGATAATGTTTATTATTTAGGTAGATGTGAAAAAGTTCGAGCTTCGCAAACTTTTGTTATTAATACAGATGCTAATACATTACACGCTAATTATCGTTATTTGTCGAAATATTCTCAGTGTGAACTTACCGTTTTTATCGACCCAAAAACTATGATGCCTTACGAACCAAATACGGATGAGTATACAAGAAAAAATGGTGAAGTTCTTACAGGTAATTTAAGGGTGATTAAGCAATACGATATTTATTATAAATGGACACGTAGTAAGGCTTATGACCATACAAGTTTAGGTTCTCAAATTGTAATTGATGCCACTCATTTTCCGGGAACATATAGATTGGTTGGTGAAACTTATTCTAGAAGTAGAAAGACTGGTAAAGACCAAAGATACCAATTTGAAATTCCTCTTTGTAAAATGAGTTCAGATACTAATTTAACTTTACAAGCTGATGGAGACCCAACGACATTTAATATGGCATTAAAAGTTTTACGAAAAGAAGATGGAACAATGATGAAATTAACTCAATATCATGTTAAACAAGCTACTTATGATGGATACGAAAGTGGTAGCACGGTTATTACTCCTATTGATGAAATTTATAGTGAAGACTTGAGTGAATTTACGGATGGGATAGTTAGATACACTATTGATAAGGTTGGGGAAGATGAATGGAGACTCAAAGAAACTATAAATGGAATTTCTGAATATGTCGGAGAGCCAGTTAAATTTGAATAACATGATAAAGAGGTGATATAAAAATGAACTTATTCCAAAAATATGGTATTAAGGAAGTTAGTGATGTTGTTTTCTATAGTATTAATGAAATAGGAGATGAAGTTTTTTATACACCTGTTTTATTTCTTGATACACTAAAGGTTTCTACATTAGAAAAGTCTGCTCAAAAAGTAAGTGCTCAAGGCGGCAAGGGAAATAAGAAATTAATTACATGGAACTATGGTAAAGAAATTACTTTAAATCTTGAAGATGCTTTATTTTCACCAGCTAGTATGAGTATGATTTGGGGCGGACTATTAGAAAGCAAATTATCTAAATACACAAGTGCTATTGTTAAATGTAATATGGCTAATAAATATGGAACATTACACTATTCTATTAAAGCATATCCATCTCCTGCTTTAACAGATGAAGAATGGGAAATTATTTTTGAGGTTGCGGAAGAAAATAACTTAGACAGTGGTAGTGGTAATCAAAATGCCACCAAGTATAAGAAAAATGGTGATATTATTGAATCTTATGTGGCAGAAAATAGAAATTCTTTAATTTATAACTATTTCAAAAGAAAATGGGCTACCGAAACTGAAAAAGCAATGCCGCAGTCAATTATTGATGCTATTATTAAAAAAATTGATTCTTTAGATAAAGTTGGAACTATTGAAACAGATATTCATGAACTTGAAGTTATTGATAGAATGGAAAAATGCATCGTCAAAGATAGAAAAGGTTTAGAAATTAGCACTAAAAAGCAAAAAGAAAACTTATTACGTTATTACAAAGACGATAAAACGAGTTCTTATACAATTTTTTATGATGCTAAAACTATGTTGCCACTATTGCAAGTCAATGATGCCGGAAAGGTATTAGGCTGGGATGGCGACAAAGATGATGATAACGATGGTATTTTAGAAGAAACAGACAAGTTTAGAATTAAAATTGGGACTGTTTATTATAAATGGACAAGAACAGTAAAATATAAAGAATCAGAGGATGATGGTATTTTAGGCAGAACTCTTGTGATTGATGCTGAAACATTCCCAGATGATTATAAGATTGTTGGTGAAACTTATATTAGAGAACAAAAGACTGGTAAAGACCAAAGATACCAGTTCGTTATTCATAGAGCTAATGTATCTTCTGACACTTCCATTACACTACAAGCTGATGGAGACCCAACAACCTTTAGTATGCAAATTGATGTGTTAACCCCTCCAAATGATATACAAATGGAACTAAAGCAATATAATGTTGAAGATGATTTATTAGAAGGTGGAACAAGAATTGTGCCGCAACGCTCTAGATATACATACACTCCAACAAATATTGACATGGTTGAGTCTATCAATGTGCCTAATAATGAAATCTATTGACAAACGGGATAGTAGAAATACTATCCCTTTTTTTGTAGCTAAATAAATATTTTTATACTTTTTAAAAAGAAGGAGGTGAAAGAATGGAAGACTTTTATGGAATAAAAGAGCTATATAATGTAGACATTAGAGTTTTAAGACCAATTGACATCGGTTCTAAAAGATTTGACACAAATGAAAGCATTTTATCTTTTAAAACAGCAGAATTAGCCAGAGTTGATGAAAACAAAAAATTTGTTTCAGCGAACGGCGGCTATCATAATCCGGCATTGGTTAATTGGGAAGTGGATAAAGAAATTAAATTTGGAATAACTCACGGTGTATTATCGCCAAAAAGTTGGTCAATTTTAAGTAATTCAAAACTCTTTAACCCAAAGACAAAATCAGTGCCTTATCAAGAAGAGTTGGATGTTATCGAAGATTCGGAATACTGTTTTTGTAATTTAAAATTTATACCCAATGCTTGTTTAGAACTTATGGGAGTTCAAGGCAATCCAAATAATGAGCCTATGCCAATGGGACGTAGACCAGAACTTATGTTAAAGCCTTTGCCGCCATCAAAAGAAAAGTATATCTTTTGTTATGATTATGAAACGGGTGAACGCATTAGGAATTTTGATATTTGTGGTAATAGAATTTTTCTCAAAAGTAGCAATTACAGAAAAGTTTTTGTTGATTATACTTTTGATTATAGCGGTGGAATTGAGCTGATTTCTATAGGCAATAGATTAAATAATGGCTTCTTTAGACTTACAGCCACAATGAGCAATAAAAGCGAAATTAGTGGAGAGGTTAATACTACTTTATTAGAAATACCCAAATTAAGATTTCAATCCTCCTTGTCGATTCAGTTAGGTAAAAATTGTGATAATAGTGTAGTAAGTGATTTCTTCTTTGTTGGTTATCCTGATGAAGATAGAAAAGATAAACAAAAAACAGCTATTATTACTTTTTTAGATAGTGAACTAACTGGAGATTATATTTGAGAGGTGATAGGATGGCTTACTCATATTATTATCAATTTTATGCCGGAAAAGCTACTTATTTACCTGAATATAAAGAAAGATTTAATAAAATACAGAATGAATTAATTTCTGCTAAAAAAGCTTATAGTGAAATTATTAATAAAAATAATGGTGTAGCGGCGAATAATGGAGAATTAAATACTAATTTTTTGAGTGGTTTAAAAAAAGAAATTGCCGCAAGCCTTAAAGAAGAATCTATTCTCTATAATGCCGTTGGACTTTCTGCTCCCACTTATGATATAGATAATATTGATAGTTTTTTATCTGAAAGTAAACAGAAAATTTCAGAACTAACAAATCATTTTGTAAACACAGATAATAAAGGGCTATTTGATTTTCTAGCAGGATTAAATGACAGTAGAATACTTAATTCATTAGCTGGCTTTATGACAACATTGTCTTTTACAAAAAGAGGGGAAGGTAGTCGTTCAAAAGGTAAGGCACTCTTGACTGGAAGTGTCAATCGGGCATTAGGAAAGCGAGGCTCACAATATAATAGATATAAAGAAATTATGGAATATATTTGGAACGATTTTTTTGCTAATGATGAAGTTATAGAGCTATTAGAAAGCTGGAATGATGAAAATAGTATATATAAAAATATTACAAAAGAATCTTTTGTTAGTTCTGAGCCAATTTTCGAAATTATTACGAACGCTTTAGATAGTCAATTCGGGGCAATTTCTAGTAAAGGATTACGAAGTAAAAATAACTCCGCTCGTTCTAAATCTTTAAATACAAGCACTGGTGAAACTAAAATTAAGCGTTTTTATAAAAAAGTTTGGACAGACTTATGTGCTCAATTTAATGTGAATTCTGCAGATAGGCTTTCAAAAGTTCAACAAAAAGTAGGGTTTTTAGGCGGCTCTTTGAAGCTTGAAACGAATATACGCTCTTCAACTTATGGTGAAAAGGTTTTAATGACGCTTTATCAAAAAGAAGAAGGCGTTGAAAAAGCAAATAAAAGAATTACAAATGGACAAGTGGTAAAAGCTTTTATAGAAGCTCTTGAGAGTGCTTATGCTGCCGTTCCAGATTATGTTGATGCTTTAGATTTTATAAAGCAGAACACGAGATTATTAAAAAATTATATTCTATCTTCTTATGGACTAAAAGAAAAAGCTGCTGCGGCAAATGACAATTCAGCAAAATCTATTTTTGCTTTATTTTCTAAATCTTCTATATCTGGCTTATTGGGCGAAATTGGGGCGGCAATTGCTTTTCGTTCATCAAGTTCAGCTTTGTTATCTTATGATGCTATTATTACCGGAAGTGAAAAAGATACCAGCGGTAAGAAAATAGCAACAGACGTAAAGCTAGAAGTTAGAAAAATAGGAAAGAATGGAAGAGTTTATAATCCAAAAATTCTAAATATTCAGGTAAAAAATTATACTACACAAAGGAACAATATTCAACTTTATTCTGGAACTGAGTTAAGTATTGGTTCAATGGATTTAAGTCGATATACTTTTAAAGGCTCTAAAAATTTTACTAAAGTATTAAATTTTTTAATAGCAAACCAAGAAGTAATGTCTTATTTTGGAATCAATGGTTTTACAAAAGAAGAGCTATCTGAGGGCTTTAATCTTTTTATTGATACTTTTTTACGTTCTGCTTCTCAGAGCTTAGAAGGCGAATTAAGCAGTATAACACGGAATGCTTTTTATTATATAAATAATCGAATAGTTCCGGCTTCTTATATATTAGCAACAGCATATCAACAAGCGTGGGAATTAAAACAACAAAATAAACAACTTTTTAGTTTAGAGGGAATTTTTCCAAATGTAGAGCATATTAACATGGAAGACCCTACTAAAAACTATTTACCTATTGATACAAATTTACAATCAAGAGCAAGAAAAGGAGGTGTTGGGTACAAGAAGAATAAAGCAGGTAGAAATCAGCATTATCCCATTAGAGCCTATAGTTTTGAATTAGGTAGTGAACGCTTTCCTAGAGAAATTAATGAGAATTTGGTGGCTGGTTTAAAGGTAAAATTTAAGGGAATTACGGTTAAATTTTAAATGCCTTTTCGTGAGGTGAGATATAATGGCAAATAAAAAGGTTTATACGATAGAGGGGCAATTAGATACCCGACAAATTATTGATGGCTTTAGAAATATGGCTAAAAGTTTAAGAGGTGCTGTAGATACTAAAGCTTTAGAAAAATTAACAAAAGAATTTGACAAATTAGAGTTGGCGGCAAACGATTATAATCGAATTATGTCAGAGGGAATTGTTGATACCGCTGGACTTAAAAAGGCACAGAAAGAAGTAGAAAATTTCTATACTAAAGTTCAGACTGTTTTAGGACGAGTAAAACAAACTGCCGGCGACTCGACTTTAGCGATTTTATCAGATGAACAATTACAATATTTTAAGAGAAGAAAAAGTGAATTGAAGACGCAAATTACTGAATTAAATAAAATTATTCAGGATTCTAACTTGCGTTTTACAAAAGCTTTTTCAGGAATTGAATTTAAAAATGGGCAAACAAAAATTGATTTTCAATTAGATACAGAAATTTCACAAGAATTATCAAAAGCTTTATCTACTGGTAATTTGGCAGACTTTAATAAACAAGTAGATAAATTAGGCGAGAATGTATCTCAAACACTTGCTAAAAAGCTTACAGTTGGTTTTTCAGATGGAATGAAAAGAAATGTAAAGACATTGGAATCATTAGGTGCTAGAGTAGCAACGCAAGTTCAAAATATTAATAAAATTTGGAATAGTGAAAAAAATGTTGCTGATTATTTAACTGGTTCTGATAAAGGAAAAGCTATTAATCTATTGGGGGTTAATAAACAAAGAACTATTTCTAACAGAACCGCTCAAATAGAAGCAATTGACCAAGCTGGGGTAATTAGTTCAGAAAAGTATAAAGATAATTTAGAAGAAATTGCCCGATTGGAAAGCGAAATTACTAAAGAAGAACAAAAGGCTGCGGAAGTTAGAGAAAAAGCTAATACTATTAATCAAAAAAGACTCGAAATAGAAAATGAAATCGCAGAGATTAAGAAGAACAATAATATTGAAGAATTAGAAAAACGAGTAAAAAATGAAAGAGACATCCCAAATGAATTAAAAAAATATATAAATGCGGAAGATGTTCGTAAAAATGATTTGACTTCTCCTTTTGCCGCATTGAGAGCTTTAGCAGAGGATAAAAATTTTGATAAGTCTATTGGGGAAAAATTAAATGAGTTGGGAGCTTTTTCTAAAAGGGGAAGTTCTAAAGGATTCATAAAAATTTGGAATAAATTGTCCCAAGATACTGAAGTATTTGAAAAAATACCTGAACAGATAACAGAAGTATTTAACAAAGTATATGAATCTATAAAAGCTGGCGGATTGGATAATAGGAACGGTAATCCTACTGAATATGCTAAATTATATCAACGTGCAGCAGCAGTATTACAAGTAGAAGACCAACAAAGTGCTCAAGAACTATTAGATGCGATAAATGACAGAATCAATAAGCTCAGTGACCAAGCTAACGCTTTAAAACAAGAATCCAAAAGCGTATTGCCCGGAAAAGCAGAAGAAGAATCAAGAAAAAATATAGCAAATTATCGAAAACAAATTAGCGATTTAAATAAAGAGAATACTCAATTTTTAAACAGAGAAAATTTACAACAAGAATTAAATGAATTAGAAAGACTTACAGACCAAGCAAATATTAATAAATTAGAACAAATTAAAAATATTCTATCTGAAATGGGCATTGACACAGCTGATATTCAAACAATTGAACAGGCAACTGAAGCGGTAAAAGAATTACAAGCTGTCGTAAGTGGTGCTCAACAAAATCGTCAAGCAATTATGGAGCAAGTTAGAACTGCTGGGCAGTCCGCTCTAGAAAACCAGAATTCTTATTCAATGGATTCCTATGTGGGGCAAAGAGATGAAGCTCAAAGACAATTACAGAATATAGAACAAGAACAAGTTAAAGCAACAAATCAGCGAGTAAGTCAAAGCTTAGAATCCATTAGTGAAGCACAAAACGATGTCGCTCAATCAACTGAAAATGCCACTAATGCTCAAAAACGTAGTGCTTCAGTAATTGGTGACTCATTAGAAAGACAACAGCAACTCAATTCTTCTCTTGAAGATTTTAAAGATAGAATTAAATATTTTATTTCATTTCAAAATGTTCTATATGGAGTTAAGAATGCTGTTTTACAAACGTATAACGATGTAGTAGAATTGGACGAAGCACTAGCATCTATTGCTATGGTCTCTGATTATTCTGTAGAAGATATGTGGGGATTTTATGACCAATATGCCGACATGGCACAGAAGATGGGACAAAATACTAAAGACGTTATTCAATCTAGTGCTTTATACGTACAACAGGGAACCTCTATGTCCATAAAGGACAAATTGTTAAAGTAAATCCAGCGTAAATCTACTTCTTTTATGGCGGCACAGCAAAATGTATTGATTTAATATGTTTGATTGTTGCGGCAAGTTATGATATAATAATATTGTAATAAAGAAAAGGAAACTTTTCTAATAAAATAAAAGGAGAGATGTAAAAATGACTAAAACAATTATTATTGATGGGAAGGAAACACATTATACAATTTCAGACAAGGGAGAAGTTTTCAATAAGAAAACCGGAAAAATTTTAAAAGGCACTTATGCTAGAAACGATTATCATACAGTTCAGTTGACAATTGATGGCAAACCAAAAACTTTTATGACACATAGACTTGTAGCAGAAATGTTTTTACCAAATCCAGATAATTTCACTAATGTTCAACATATTAACGGAGACAAATATAACAATTCTGTTGAAAATCTACGCTGGAGTTCTGCTCCTCAAAAAAGAGTAGATAAGCAAAAAACAACGGAAGAGACTGTTATTGATTTAAGTAATGTTGAATGGAAGCCATTAGTTGGTTTTGAAGAGGAATTTCAAATTAGTAATAATGGGGTAGTGAAAAGTAGAAATGGAAAGAAATTTTTAAGAGCTAATAAAAGAAACGGCTATGTAAGATATGCTATTCATGAAAAGAAATATTCAGCTCACAGACTTGTTTATGAGACTTTTGTTGGAGAGATTCCGGAAGGAATGGTAATTGACCACATCAATGGAATTAGAGATGATAATCGAATTGAGAACTTACGCTGTATCACACAGTCTGAAAACGCTATGAATGCTCAGTTAAATGGACACAAATGCCAACATAAAGTTGGACAATATGAAATCAATAATGATGTTTTAATCAAAGAGTATCCAAGTTTCGCTGCAGCGGCAAGAGAAATGGGCGTATCACCTTGTGCTATTTCAGGGGCTGCAAAACGCAATGGAACAAGTTGTGGATATAGATGGAAAGAACTTTAATAATTACTTATGCTCTGAAACGATTTGAATTGCGGGAATCTCCTTAGAACTTTTGCTACTAAACAATTAATATTGTGGTAAGATTAACAACCTTAGTATAGTAAAAAGGCAAAAGATTGGACAATCCGCAGCTAAGTTATTTTTTTAAAAAAATAAAAAGTCCAACGATTATCCCCTTTCAAAAGGGAGTAGTATTAAACAATGCGAAGTGAATCACCTTATTAGGTAAGATATAATCTTGGCTCTATAGAAATATAGAGCTGTTTTTTTAAACAGTATAAGAAAGTAGTAATTCTTATAGAAAGAAACGCTAAGTTTGGAAGAATCAATGGGATTAACTGAATCTACTCTAAGATTAGCAACATTAGCACAAGAAAGCTTTACAGAATCTACTAAATATTTGACTTCTGCTTTAAGAGGTTTTAAACTCGAAATGTCAGATGCGGATAGAGTAGTAGATGTATATTCTGAATTAGCTGCTAAAGCGGCAGCAGACGTTAAATTAATCGTTAGCGTCTAAAGAAATTAATTGCTGGGAAATCCTTATAGGACAATCAGCAGCTGTGTTATTTTTTATAATAAAAAGTTCAACGACTATCTGAAAACAGAGTAAAATAAAGATATTTGAAAAATTTTTTGAAAAAGATATAGTCTAAACCTTATAGTAATATAAGGCTCTAAGCATTAAAATAGAATCGAATTTTAATGAAATGTAATGTAGCGACATTGCTAATGCTATGAGTAGAACAGCATCTATTTCTGAATCAGCAGGTATGGCTCTTGAAACCACTGCTGCTTTCTTAACACAAACAGTAGAAACAACTCAGGAATCTGCTGAGAATATTGGTACGGCTATGAAATCAATCATTGCAAGATTTACAGAGCTAAAAGAAAATGTTGCTGGAACTTCTGAATCACAATTCAGCGACTTAAATTATAACAACGTAGACAAGGCATTAAAATCTATTGGAGTTTCATTAAAAGATAGTAGCGGACAATTTAGAGATATTGATGATGTATTTCTAGATATTTCTAAGAATTGGCAAGGATTATCAAGAAACTCTCAAAGATATATTGCAACTGTTGCAGCTGGTAGTAGACGATAAATCTCGTTGTCCACTGCTTTTCACGGCTTTATAATATGAATAACCAAAAACCTTCTTAATTGTCGGGAATATTCAATAACTTTTTAATAACTAAACATTGTTAGTAATGACAATGTGGCGAGGGTAATGACCGAGGTAAAGTAATATCATTAAAAAGGAACAATCCGCAACGGAGCTTCTTGAAAGAAGAACGCTCACAGACTATCGAAAGAGTAGAATGATAAAAGCATTTGAAAGAGAAGGTAGAAATCAATTTTTATTAAGTTTATAAGGAGAAAAAATATGGAAAAGAAAATTATTATTGACGGAGTAGAAACTGATTATATTATTACAGATGAGGGCATTATTATCAATAGTAAAACTAATAAAGAATTAAAAGTTAGAAGTAATGGCTCAGTTAGTCTTAATATTGCTGGAAAGCATAAAACGACTACGGTAAAGAAATTAGTGGCAGCTGCTTTTATTCCTAATCCAGAAAATTTACCTTACACTATAAATATAGATGGAGATAAAACTAACAACAAGATTGATAATATTAAATGGATTAGTGCTAGTGAAAATAGTAATAATACGTGGCGAAAAAGAAGAGAAAATAAAACAACAAATAATGGAATTAAACTTAATAGAAAAATTTCTAAAAATATAGTCGGAAGACAAGAAATCACGGAAATTGAACTTAATGAAAAACGAATTATTTTAGATGGAAAAGAAACTTCTTATGTGGTAAATCCGCATGGTCGTATTAGAAATTTAAAAACAAATAGAACATTAAAAGGTTCAATTTTACATTCTTATAGATATATCAATTTTAGACAAGATGGAATGAACAGGAATAAGGCAGTTCATAGATTGGTTGCCGAAGCTTTCATTCCTAATCCAGAAAACAAACCATATGTTGACCACATTGATGGAGATAGATTAAATAATGATATTTCTAATTTAAGATGGGCAACAGAATTAGAAAATGCTCAAAATAAACATTTAGATAAAACTCCTGAAAGTCCTAAATTTGATGAAATTGTTTTTACGCAAGAAGAATTAGATAATGAAATTTGGAAAGAATATAAAGATACAGGTTATTTTATTTCCAATTTGGGTAGAGTGAGAGGGATTAAAAACAAAATTTTATCTGGAACTAAATTAATGTCTGGGTATATTAGTTATAGTTTAGGTAGAGAAAATCTTTTAGGGCATCTTCTTGTTTGGATAACTTTTATTGGAAATAAAAAAGAAAATACAGATATTAATCATATTGACGGCAATAAGCATAACAATAGATTATCTAATCTAGAAGAAGTTTCTCATCAAGAAAATATGCAAAAAGCAGCAGACGAAACTAATGCTTGGAATTTTAGAAAAGTTGGAGAGTATAATGACAAAGGAGAACTTTTAAATGTATATTTGAACGCAAGTGATGCGGCGAGACGAATTGGAATTTTGCCGGGTTCTATGAGAAATACCATTAGAAGAAATGGTAAATGTTTTAATGGATTAATGTATAAATATTTATGATATAGGCTATAGCTATGAATCGTGATTAGTTGGTATTTAAACAGTCAAGATTTATTGCTTGTGAATCAGGCAACAATATTTGAATTGCTGGAAAATCCTTAGAGCTTAATAAACTACAGCATAAAAAGAAATTTTATGTGCGAAAGTTAAAAATTATTAAGATTGGATAATCAGCAGCCAAGCACCATTTAGGTGAAGGTTCGACGGTCATTTTTTTAGGGGCAAGCGTCCTGAAGCGGAAATTTCAGAAATGATAAGATATGACCTTTTCTTATAAGAAATTATAAGTTCTGAATAAGAAGAAGCGAAGTAGCGAATCGCTTTTAAAAATAAAGATGATGAGTGATTATGACCGCACAATGGAATTAATTGATGCGGCATATAATTCAGCAGGCAAATCACAACAACAATTTGCCAAAAACATGGAAACCATTGAATTTAAAACCAAAAGATTAAAGAATTCATGGGAAACTTTAAGACAATCGTTTGTTAATAGCGATTTCTTTAAGGGAGCAGCCGATTCTGCTAATAATTTATTACAATCTTTAAATGAATTATCTGGTTGGGATTACGCAGCTTTAGCGGCGACTTTTTTAATTTTTGGTAAGACAGTTATTACGAATATTGTCAAGGGAATGAGCACAACCATTACAACAATAAACTCATCAATTGGCAATGCTTTTGAAAAAATATCTCAAAAAATTATTCCTGAAAGCTTAAAATTAAAAATAGGATTAAGTTCTGATAGTGAACAAAAAATAGAAGAGCTAAAACAAGAAATCAATAATTTAAAAGAACAAAAAATTAATATACAAGCAGATACCACAGAAGCGGAAGCAAAAGTGGAGCGTTTAAAAGCTCGACTTGAAGAATTAAATAGTGAAAATCGAGCAGCTGAATTACAATCTTCAATAAATAGACGAAAACAGTCTATGAGCGACCGTATTAGTGCTGTAAGGCAGAATTTAGGAACTGAATGGGCAAAAAATGCTAAAGATGAACAAATTGTAAATTTACTAAAATCATCTTCATCTTCTGAAAAATGGTTGTCTGTAGAGCATCAAAATTACCAAAAAGATTATCAATTATTACAACAAGAGCAAGAGCAATTGCAAGACTTACTAAGCGAAAGAGGAGAAATCGACCAGCAATTATCTGAAACTTTACAGCATATAGCTGAAAATAATGGACAAATTCAAGACTTAAACAATAATATAGAGCAAGATGAAACAAGTGTATTATCTCTTGAAGGAAACGCTGAAAACGAAGAAGCTGAAATAAAAGCAAGGGCCGCTGTTTACGGTCAGGTCTTTTCGACTGCTTTTACTACAGCGGCTACAACGGGATTATTGGCTAACAGTCCATTGAAAGCCTTTGGTGCTACTATTGGAACAACTTTAGTAGCAATGATTCCTCAAGTTGTTGGCATTTTTTCAGAAATGGGAATTCAAAGTGGATTAGCTTTTATAAAAAGTGCTGGCCCAGTAGCTTTAGTTATTACAGGCGTTGTGGCTGCGGCTACAGCAGGTGTAGTGGCTATTAGAAATAAATTAAAAGAAATTGAAGATAATAAGATTGAGAATAGAATTACTGCCGCAAAAAAGCGTTTAGATGAATTAGAAGATGCCGCAAATACCGCAACTACTAATGCTAAAGAAGCAAAAGATTCAGCAAAATCCATGAGTGATTTAAAAGAAGAATACGAAGCTTTAAATTCTAAACAGGTTAAAACTTCCGAAGAACAAGAAAGATATAATGAATTAGTATCTCAAATTAAAGACCAATTTCCCGAAATAATAACTTATTATGATGAAACTACAGGTAAGTTGCAAGTTCAAGCTGAATTATGGCAAAGCATGGTTGATGCTCAAAAAGAAATCTCTCAAGGAGATATAAAAGAGAGTTATCTAAAGAATTTGTCAGCAGCAAAGGAATCTCTGAATTTATCTCAATTACAATTAGAATTAACAGAGAAAAAACCTACTAATTTTGATAAAGTATATCAAAAATTTTTAGCTATAAATCCTTCTTTTGATTCAGATTATAAAAACAATTGGGACTGGAATATACAAGAAGGACAAGCTAAAATGTATCTTGAGGGTATCGAGAATATAATTAAAAAAGATTTTGATTCTGATTTTGATTTTCAAGATATATTTGATAAACAAGGCATTAAAATTAATTTTGAAACTATTAGCGATGAAGATTCACGGGCTTTATTAGATTTACTTATTGGCAAAGAAAATACAGGTTCTTCAAAATTTAAGAATGTGCTAAACTATTTTGAAACGGTAAAATCTGAAATTAATTCGCAGGTGGATGAAGTTCGTAGAGCACAGGAAACTTTAGAGAACCAACAAGTTGCTTATTTATCACAAGCAATACAAGGCTTACAAGATGAATCAGAAGCAGTTTCCGATTTTGTTGCTTTACAGTTTAAAGGACAATTTGAAAAAGTTTATGATAGCGTTCCTAATTACGAAAATGACCTTAGCCCCGATGAAAAATCGGCATTAGCAGCATATGGAATAACAAGTAAAGAAGAATATGAGGGATATGAAGAAGACAAATTACTCAGTATTTTAAATTCAGCTGTTGCTGGATATGAACAATTACAAACTGCCCAAGAAAGAACAATAGAGTTAACCGACAAACAAAAACAATCTATTTCTGAATTTGCTCAAAAAGTTCCAGAATTAACAGCAGCTCAGCTACAATCCTACCAAATCGCCGGAATAAATGCAGAAGAATTTGATAAATATAAACAGCAGTATATTGACACTTTAAATTCAGCTCTTTCTGATGCTTCAAGTTTCACAACTTATGGAAAAGATGTATTTTCTACATGGACTACAGACCAAATCAATCAATTTGCTTTAAGTATGGCAGATATTTCTGATAGACTTGGAGAAGACACAGCTAAAGATTTTGCTGACGCAGCATTAAAATTCAAAGACCAATATAATCTAACTGCTAAAGAATTTAGTGCTTTAATGTCTACTGACTTTGTTAATACTGATTTAACAAATATTGAAGAAGCAAAAGAATCTATCATTAATGTTTTAGAAGAATCAATGACCAGTGATGAAGCTAAGGCGGCAGTTGAAGCCTTTTACAATATGGCTGAAGATATGGGGCCTTTGGATTTAAAAATAGATACCGAAGGTGCTTTAAAAACAATTGAAGACCAAGTAAAAGGTAAACTAGATGATATTGTTAAATCTTTCAGTAAAACAGTTCAACCAGCTATTGAAAATCAGTTGACAAATGGCTTTATCAATTTTTCAGACTATTCATCTTTAGCTGACGAATTAAAAACTATGAAGTTAGATATTAACGATTATGTTAAAGCAACTTCTAATGGTTATGTTCTTGATACAGAAGCACTTAGAGATGCTTATGTAAATCTAGCTTTAACTCAAGACCAATTAGTTGAAGCAGCAAAAGACCAGTTGCGGCAAGCTATTAGCGAAGAGCAACAAAAACTTACTACACTACAACTATATCAGGCACAATTAAATGCTACAAGCTCTCAGATTTCATTAAACAATGTAATTATTTCTCAATTACAAACAATGAATTTGCTACAAGGAAAATATGTTCCTGCTAGTGGAATTGTTAACTTTAATCCGGCTGAGTTATCAGCTGAGAAAAAAAGTGTTTCTGATGCAATAAGTGGCTCTAAAAAACAAATTGAAGATTTAAATAAACTTTTGAATGATGAAAGCTACTTAAAGAATATTGGTCTAATGGGAGAATCTGCAGCGGCAGAGATTCTATCTGGCTATGGTGATGCTCAAAAAAAAGCTACAGAAGCTCAGAAAAAAACCGCTGACAATGCGAATAAAGTAGCAGACGCACAAAAGAAAGTTGCTGATGCAGAGAAGAAAGTAGCAGATGCTCAAAAAGATTTACAAGAAGCTTTATATGGAACTGAATGGTATGAACCAGCAATCGACCATTTGTATAACTATACTACCCTAATTGAAAGATTAGGCAAACAAGCTGATGAAACAAAAGAAAAAATTGAAAATCTAAAATCAGAAGACAATGTTGATGATTTAGTTAAAAAATACCAAGATTTAATTCATCAAGAAGCTGTAGCAACAAAAGCTGAAAATGCTGTAATTGAACAGTCTGTTCAAAACTTCTTAAAAGTGTTAGATGAGAATTATGCAGGTTATTATTCTATGATAAATGATAGAGTAATGATTGATATTAAAGCATTGACTGATGCTCCTATGAATGATGACTTAAAGTCTTATGCAATGGAAACAGCACAGCAAATCAATGAACTTTTAGACCAGATTGATGATAACAATGACAAATTAAAAGATAGATTAGATGAAGCGGAACAAATTAGAAAAGATGCTAGAGATAAAGTAATTGACTTACAAGACAAAGTAGTAGAAGTTCTAAAAGAAAAATATCAAGAAGAAATTGATGCTACCAAAGACAAATATAGTGCTTTAGAGGAAGCAGATAATGATTATCTAGATGCTCTTGAGGAAGCCATTGAAAAACAGCGTAAGCTTAGAGATAGAGAAAATTCTTATGAGGATTTAGCACAAAAAGAGCGTAAATTAGCTTTATTAAAACGTGATACATCTGGCACTAACCAAAAAGATGTTTTATCTTTAGAAGATGAAGTCCAGCAAGATAGAGAAAAATTATTAGATGATGAAGTAGATTCTTTAATTGACTCTATGAAAGAAATGTATGAAACACAAAAAGAAGCAAGAGACGCTGAAATCGAATATTTAGAAGATGTTCTTGATGCCGCTGATTTATATAAAGAAGCCGCTGAAATTATTAGTAATTGGGCTTCTCAGGAAGATATGACAAGTTGGTTCTTTGAAAATAATCCAGAAGTAGAAAGCATGACAGTTGAAAAACTCGAACAATATAGAGATGAGTTAGAAGAGCTTTATAATGCCAGAGAAGTTTATATGACAACTTCAACAGTTGACTTTACTAATGCTTTACAAACCACACAAGGAGAAGTGGAAGCTACTATTTCTGCTATTAGTGAGACTTTAACAGACGAAGCTGACCGTTCATTAGGAGAAGTCCAAGAAAAGGTGGCAGATGCGCAAGAGAAAGCAAGAGAAGCATTACAAGATGCTTTAGATGCTTTGGCTGATGCACAAAGTTCTGTTGCTGATGCTATGGCTGATACTGCTAACACTTCTATGAATTATATGAAACAAGTTTCAGATTATTATTCAAGCTTATTGGCTTCCATGATGGCAAATCAAGCATCTCAAACTGTTATTGCTATGGGTGCTCAAGGACTAACCACCGCAGAAAATGAAGAACTTAAAGCTTTACAGAATAAAAAGACTAAAACAGCTGACGATAAAAAACGAATTCAAGAACTACAGAATAAAGGTAAAACACATAGTATTTCTCAGACCGCCGCAAATCCTATTACAGGAATTACGGGACAGTCTTTAACTAGTGCCGTTTCTAGTATTAAGATTAAGGCACAAAGAGAACAAGATTGGAAAAGCACTATATCGCAGCATAAAAGTTCTAAAGATTCTAATGGAAAGCAAAGAAACTATGTCTTTTCTACTGGAACAGACTCTTATTATTTTAGCACACAACGAGAAATGCAAGATTGGTATAACAAATGGAAAAATAGCGGCAAAATTAGTGGACTTACAAAAGATTCCAAAGGTAATTTTGCGGCAAAAGCAAAGAAAAGAACAGGAAAGCATGGTTTTTCAAATCTTTCTGGTTTCAAATATGCTGACGGCGGCTTAGTAAACTATACTGGCCCGGCTTGGGTAGATGGAACGCAGAATAAGCCGGAAGCTTTCTTGAATGCTGAAGATACAAAACGTATTGGACAAGCGGCAGAATTACTAGCTAATTTACCTATCTTTAATAACACAAGTAATGCTAATAACACAGTTTCCGCAACTTATGGAGATACAAACGTCTCTGTCAACATTACAGTAGAGAGCATTGCTAATGATTATGATGTAGATAGAATGATGAAACGAGTAGAAGAAAAAATAACGAGTACTGCCAAACCAATTGGAACTTCGGTTATTTTAAAGAAATAACTTTTAGACCTCTTGCCTTAATCTGGCGAGGGGTCTTTTTTGTAGGAGGTAAAAGGATGAAAGATTTTGTTGGTTTTCGCTTTGGAAACATTCATACAAAAGATTTGAATTTATTAGTTGTTTCTTCAAGTGATAGATATAATAAAAATTTGTTGCCTGACCCAACAGACTATACAACAGATGTAGTTGGTTCTGATGGCACATACTATTTTGGTCAGACTTATGATAAAAGAGAATTCTCATGCAATATTGCTTTTGATAACATTTCAGAAGAAAACTGGAGAAAAATTTCACAAGTCTTTTCTACAGACAAATTAAAGGATTTAGTTTTTGATGAACTTCCTTATAAGACTTATAGAGCAAAATTATCATCGAAACCAGATTTTAATTTTATTTGTTTTACTAATAGACATACAGGTGAAAGAGTATACAAGGGTGAAGGAACTTTAAATTTTATTTGTTATTTTCCTTATGCTTTTGGTTTTAACAAATATATTGTTCGGGCGGCGGATTATTATTTAAAGACACCACCTGAAAGAATTATTTTAACTAACACTATTGAAGAAAATCCTTATAAAAAGAAAAAACAAAAAATTTATAATAAAAATACTAAAGAATATTATAATGTTGAAAACAATATGGGAACGCCATGGAAAGGGGGCTATCCAACAATTGAACAAGTTCAAGCTGGCGAACTATACTTTAATACTCCTGATGGAGAAAAAACAATTATTGATGTAAGAGGATATTGGGATAATGTGCCTGAATGGGCAAAATCTTCTAAACTATTGACGACACCAACTTTAGATTATGACCAAGAGCTTATCTATTTGCCGCAATATTCCAAAACGAATTATATTAACATGGATACGGGATTAAATAATGAAAATGCTTTAATCGGTAGCAGATTACTAGTTTATAATCCGGGTGATATTCCAGTAGATTTTGAATTAAAATTAGATAATAACGAAAGAAGTTTTTGGACTAATAGGGGGAATCATTTTCAAATTAGACGCTATAATGTTCAAAGATTACCTATTCCAGCAGCAGTAGATTGGACTGGTTTAACCACTGAAAGTCCAATTGATGAAGATACAAAAAAATACGGAGACGTTTATTTTAAAAAGCCTAATGTTCTACCATGGCTTTTACCTAATGGAATTATAGTGGGACGACCAGACCCAAGATTATTAGGAAAAGCACATCCTAAACATTGCTATATAGCAGAACCTATTCCAAGAGAAAAATTGGCTCATTATATAAAATTATTCTATTGGCAATCTTCGTTGCTAAAGGATAATAACGAGAATCCTTTATTAGAATTTGAAGAAGGTGTTGAATATGCCAATAGATATGAAGAACTTTATGACTTATGTATTGATGATATGGAACGCTATGAATTATATTGGAAAACATTAAAAGAAGCTATATTAGATAAATATAAAGATGCTGCTGTTTTTCAAAATAATACTTATACGCATAATGATTTTATAAGAGATTATCTATATAATCCACCAGAATATATTACAAGAAGTAAAGATTTATATTATGGACAAGATGATTTTAATTTATCAATTATGCCGCAGTGGATTACAAACGACTATTTTGATATTACCACAGATGATATTAAAAATGCAACGCTATACCTTGACACAGAAAAAGAGATGTTGTATAATATAGATAACCCAGAGTATAAAAAAGAAGATAAAAAAACTTATTCTAATTTTTATACATATAAGCCTAAAAAAACAATTTATAATGAAAACATAAAACAAGGACATTGGTTTAAACTGCCGCCGGGGTGGTCTTTGATTGAAGTTGCTCCTGTATGTGATGAAGATTTGTGGGGCGGAAAGCGTTGGTTAGATGCCAGACCTTTTGATTGGGGTTATGGCGGCGATGATGGTAAATATAAATATATCCAGCAAAGATTTGATTCAGTTTATTATCTGGCAGCAAAAGAATATCTACTTAAACTAAAAAAACAGATAACCGATTTAAATACAAATGCAAAAATTGACGAAGCGTTAAAATTCCGACACTGGTTTGATGATGAAATTGCAGCATTACCAAAAGATGATAAATTTGGCTATCAGTTATACAAACGCAGAGAACAACAATTGGAATATGGCTTTTTAAAAACTCTGCAACAATATTGGAAAGTTAATGCCGCACCAGCAATGGGAATTAAAGGCGACATTAACGAATGGTGGTGGTATGCTTGTAATTATATTTGGGATTTATTTCCACCACTCTATTGGGGCTTAGCAGATATATTAAATAAAGCACAAATTAAATATACGCCACTGTTTTATTAATAAGAGGTGAGAGAAAAGGTATGTCAATTCAAAAACATCCATATGAATTGAGCATTTGGGAAGAACACTTAGGTAACAATGGTATTAAGAGTGAAAGACGTTTAGCGACTATTGGTAGTTCTAACATGACTTATGGCGGCAAAGCGACCGAAATTGAATTAAAAAAAGAAATTAAAGGAACTAATACATTAACTTTTAAAATGCCATCTAAGTTTTTTGACTCAGAGAAAGGAGAATATGTTAAAAATGAATTTATTGATATGCTTTATAATGAGCAAAAAGTAAAGTTATTTTATAAAGATAGTTGGCTAGAATTTTATGTAAAGCAAATCTCAGAAGAAAAGAATTTTAAGAGTTTAATGAAGACTTTTACTTGTCAAGATAGTTTTATTGATGAATTATCTAGAACAGGTTATGGGATTACTTTTGATGAGGAATTATATAACAATGTAGATGAATTAGGTATTTTTATGAACACGATTCTTGAAGATAGTGTATGGGATTACAAACCCGAATTAAACACTGGTGATTTTACAGAATTTAAAGAAGAACGCTTTTATAAAATTCCTTTATCACAATTTGGTGGAAAGATTAAAGCCTATCCAATTACTTTAAATGTAAAGCCAGAAAATTTTAATAAAGAAAGTGAATATTATAAAAGTGTTATTGAAAAAGATGGTAAGTTTGATGAACTAAAAGAAGCAACTTTAACAAATATTTTTACAGACGAAGAACGTGCATTGGAATTGGGCGATGATTCAGCAAGAGAAAAAGAAATTTTTTGGGACAATTATTATAAAGATAATGGCTTCAAATTATTAGATGACAGCAAAATGATAGAACTAAGCGGCGATTATATCTATGTTCCATATAGCGATTTGTCTTTTATTTATGGTAATGTTTATACAAATGCTTATAAGGCTACAGAAGAACCAGCTTTATATGGTAATTATGAAGAAAACAAAAATAATAAGCAATATGCTTTACAACCAAAATCAAAAAGTCCTACAGATTTAATTCAATTTATTTTCTTTAAGGACGGCGACAAAATTTTAATTGATGAATCTGGAACAGTAGTAAATAATGATTGTCATTATGTTATTAAGGTTTCTCAATGGAATGAAGCATTAAAAGAACAATTAAAAAACAAAGACACTTTAATCTATTGGGCTACTGCGGCAATTCCAGAAGAGTCTAAACTAACAACTAAATATGAACTAAAAACAGATGGTGATATAACTTATTCTGTTAATGTTAAGCCAAATACCCGAACTATTGATGATTTTACATGGTATCCTGTTTATTATGATGGATACATGGAAGAATTGGGCGACAACGAAGTTTATGCGGCAAGAAAAATTTCTATTACTGATAGAACTGAATTTAATTTAAATTCAGAAATCTATTGTAAAATTTATAATAACAAAGCAGAAGAATATGAAAATATCTATTCCGAAAAAGAAATTAATGAAATTATAAAAACTGATGTAGGTAAAGATTTTAGAGTATGTTCAAAAGATGATACAAGGATTATTTTACCTACTTTGGCAAAAAATTTAGTTCAAAATGGCGAAAAAATTACTAAAGAAACAGGCTGGGAATCGCTTACACAAAATGATACAAGTGAATATAATATCGGTTCTTATGCTAACCTTTTAGAAGTAAGTGTTAAATCCACAAACGAACTAACGGAAGAAGCTACTGGCGAAACTATTGATGAAAATATTAGTGATTTTTATTTAGAAATTTTAAGCCCGAATATTGTAAAAGGCTATGATATGGATTTAGAAGGAACTGTTTCATCTGATTATTGTTTGAACTTTGGGCTGTCTGCTAATGAAATTAACATTGAAAAAGATAAAGTTTATGCTATTCGAATTAGCACAGGAAACTGGATTATTACAGATTATTCAATTACTTTTAGAAATAATACAGAAAACACCGTTCATAGAGCTAATGAGGACGAAAAAGAATTATATACTAAGGCTTTAGAATCTTATAATGATTTTCTTCTAAGTTGCGATTTAAAAGAATTAACAACAGAAAGTTCAGAGGATGATTTTAAAAATTATTTAAAGAATGCTATTGCTGAATATGATAAGAATATTTCAGAATTATATTCGAAATGGGCAAATTGTAATGCCGAAGACGATTATAATTATTTAATTTATAGAGCTTACACAAATGAAAAAAAAGACATTCCAAAAGACAAACAAAATTCTTATGTTGAATTGACAGCGGATGCCTATAAAACATGGGCTACTGCAGCAATTATTGAGAATAAGGTTTTTACTAAAAATTATAATGTCGATTTAGATAAAATCATTATTGGTCAAGGTTCTGTTGATATTAATGGTAATTATACTTTAAGTGGTGTTAGCAATAGACAAGATACGGATAAATTTATTTCTTTTGCTGATATTTTTGAAGATATGAATACTTTAACTTTTGTTCCATTCAATGATAAAAGCAATTCTGATGCACCTTTAACAACAACTTTACATTATAAGAAAAAGAACGGCACTTGGACATGGGATGAAATAGAAAGCCCAGAAGCAGATGTTCCAGATAACGCTTATTTATTATTTAAAGCAAAGGCTAATATTACTACACCATACATTGGAATTCGTTCTGATTCTGAGCCTATGACTGTTTCTATTGATTCAACAAAAGCTATTAATTACGGAGAAACCGATTATAGCGGAGTTAAATTAGAATTATGGTCTGAGGGTGAAGACAGCAACAGTTATTTAGTTGATAAAGCGGAAGTTAAGATTTATAAAGTAGATAATAAGAATTTCTCAGATAAATTTCTTGAAGCTGTTGGATGGAAAATTGAGGATTCCGGCAGCTCAGGTGGACAAGGAGATAATGATGAAAGCATTAAAGCAAAAGGAATTGATGTTTCTTATGCTCAAGGAAAAGTTGATTGGAAAAAAGTAAAAGAATCTGGAAAGGTAGATTTTGTAATAATTCGTGCTGGATATGGGAAAGATTCCGTTGATGAACAATTTAATAACAATACTCTTGGCTGTGCTGAAAATGGTATTCCTTATGGTATATATTGGTATAGCTATGCTCAGACAGCCGAGGATGCTGTAGAAGAAGCAAAAAAATGTATTAAAACTATAAAAGATAAGAACTTAACTTATCCAGTTTTCTATGATGTAGAAGAAAGCAGCAATATTAATAGTATAAATGAATTAAGTGTTGCTTTTTGTGAATACATGAAATCACAAGGCTATTCATGTGGTATTTATTCTTTTGCTAGTGGATTGGAAAGTGTTCTATCTACTGAAAACAAAGAAAAATATCCAATTTGGGCAGCACAATTTGGAACTAATGGAAAACTTACAGCGTATACAGGAAAATATGTTATGTTTCAATATAGTTGCACAGGTAGAATTGATGGCATTACAGGAAATGTTGATTTAGACTATTGTTATGAAACTTATAAAAAATCAACAACAAAAAAGGTTCAATCTCAGCAATTAATGTTATTCGCCGCAAATGATGATAATGAGAAAGAAGATGAAAACAAAAAGGATGAAAATACAGAGACTTACGACTATACATTAAATGATGGAGATTTGCTTACAGATGCTAAACCTGTATGGAAAGGCACAACTTCAAGCATAGACCCATTATTCTTTAATGTTATGCTGCCAAAAAATAATGATACAAAATCTATGGCTTATGCTTTGTTTATTAATGACTATTATTATGGGATTTTTTGGTTAGAGCAAACTAAAAAAGAAACAGAAGATAAAGATGAAGAAGAATCTGGAGGTGAAAGTTCATAATGGCAAGTGTATCGGTTAATTATAATTCGAGACAGTTAGAAGGTGCTATGTCTGCTGTAAAAAGAGGTTCAGGATTATTACTTATTAGTCCTAAGCCCTACACAAAAACTGGTAATGCTGCCACCGCCTTCGTGGTAAAACAAGGAAGATTATCCCAAAGTCAAATTAAAAGTTTATGTGCTACTGCTATTACTCAAAATGGTTTGTTTCCTATTGGAACGAATCAATATTACCATGTCTCAGCTGATAAAACAAATGCTAATGGTTCTATGAGAACAGGTATCTTATCAATGAGTATGATTCAATTTAACAATATTATTTTAAACAATATTTATACTGCTTTATGGACAACAGCACGAGACACTAAACATATTTACTACACAAACGATTTAGGCTTAACAAAACGTCAAGTTGGAGCAACCTCAAGATTAGGAAATGGCTTTTATTTTAAAGCAGGTTATTATGATGGCGGCAAAGCTATTCTAAATGGGGATTACGCTATTTTTAGTGTTAATCCCTCTAATGCTGGAGAAAAGAAAGCAATAGGCAATGTGAATCAAATTAGAAATTATCTTAGTTCTGCTATGAGTGCTGATGCTACTGCAGCAAGAGCAAAGAATTTCATGATGGTTAAATTAATAAAAGATGATGCAACACAATATAATTATAAACTTTGTGCTGGTGGACTATCTCATGGTGTATCTTTGGCTCAAATTCAATCTTGGTTAAATGATAATGATTCATCTTCTGGTAATTCAGAAGAACCAGATGGCGGTTCTAATTATGGCGGCATTAGTTTAGATGGAAATTATTCAAGTGCCTATGATACTGTATCTGTTTTTGGTGGCTTAGTAAATCCTGAATCTTCTATTACAGCTTTAGAGTATATAAACGATTTTAGTAATTATAAATTAGTTTTTAAACCCGGTAAAGACGCAAGAACAACAAAAAAGCCTTTGTATGAAAAGCCAGAAGAAGGTGTTGTGATTGATGAAAAAAAGCTAATTATTAAAGCACAAATTCCAAAAGGACAAGTCCCGACTTCTATGACTTTATCAAATAAATATTATAATTATGTAAAGATTGACCAAGCGAATTATTCTCCAGAAGAGTTCTTTACTTATTTAGACCAAGTTCTTAATTTGGATTTTACTGGAGAACATATATGGAAAAAAGATTCACCACCACTAATAAAATTAAATCATGAAGCTGATAAAGATTCGTTAGTTGAAAGCAAATGGGAAAAGTATCCAATAGAATGGAGATTAATTCCTATGACTTCTTTTGCGGTTGATAAAAAATGGTATAATACATTAAAAGAGGAAGATGTAGTATTAGAAAATATCTTAAAAAATAAAGAATCTAAAGCAATTGGGCTGAAAGATTTTTTCTTAAAAGATTCAGAAGAAAGAATTAAAAATAAACTCTTATTTTTTGATGTCTATTATGAAGAGGAAAAGATTAAAACAAAAATTTCAGATGTCAGAGATTTTACTGTTTTCTTAAATAAAATTGCTGAAATATTAGAATTTGGTGAAAGGAAAACATTAGAATGCGTTTTAAAATTTGAGCAAAAACGAAAGTCTGTAAATCTTTATGAATTAAAATTATTTGAAGCTTTTACACGTGGACACGATTTTATTCAAGAAGACTATACTACTGTTAGACCACAAGAACAAGATGTAAATGGCAATCGTTTAATGGATTTCGATGATAACTATTTTGTTTATAAATATACTGGTAGAGATTTTGATATATTAAATGGGCGGCAGTCTAATAAATTGTTTGAATTGCCGGATTCAAAAGGCGTTTATTGCTCTTTAGTTCATGAAAAAGATTTACTAACAGAAACTGATATTACCTTAGGAGAAACCTATGGTGTTCAAAAATACTTTGTAGAAGCAATGAAATTTCTAAATCCAAAAACCAATAAATATGAATACAAAGATACCTTTAAAGTAAAAGATTATTTGGAAGCCACTGACCCAACTATTTATACTGAAGATGATATTGAAATTATCACGACAAAAATTGATTTAACACAGTGCCAATATTATGATGCCACAAAAGCAACCTATCAAAATGGTTGGTGCGATTGTTCTTTTGGCGGCAACTTTGACAAAGAATGTATTTATCAAAAATTGGGCTACTGTCCATATAGATTTCAAACCGAAAAACACCCAAGAAGAATCAGAACCTTATCACAAGAAAAATCAAATCGTTTTAATTTAATTCAGGAACTATCTAAAGTTTTTGAAATTTATCCACAGTTTTATATAGAATTTGATAAAAACGGCAAAATTCTTTTAGACGAGAATGGTAAAATGAAAAAGCACGTTTTCTTTATGACTGAAAAAGGCGGTATTCAACAAATCGGTTTTAGATATGAAAAAAACTTGGCTAATATATCAAGAACTGTAGATTCTTCTTCTTTAACAACAAAACTCTATGTAGAAAATGTTGATAGTGAATTATCTAAAACAGGAATGTGTTCTATTGAAACAGCTGAAGATAATGTTGGTAAAAATTCTTATATTATGGACTTTTCTTACTACACTCAAAAAGGGTTGTTAAATGCTGAACAAGTTGTAAGGGATTTATATGGAATTGATAAAGGAGATTTCGCTTTCTTACCTACTATTGGTTACTATAATGAAAAGTATGATGATTTAACTAATTTAATCATTAATATGACTGGCGAAGCAATGAAAGAATTAAAAGCGGCGAATATTGTTAGTGATGAAGGTATCACAACGGCGTTAGAAGAACGGCAAAAAATTTCACAAAGAATGTATCAATTTAAAGTTAAACAGTTGAGCAAAGATACTACAGATGACGAACCCAATGACTATACTACATCGGATTCTTATAAAAATTATTTATTAAAACTAAAAGAACAAGCAACAATTCTTTGGGGACTTGTAGAGGATTTATTCTTTAGCAATAACTATTTTAATTTAATTCATAGAGAAAAGAATGAAAAAGGCGATTATACTTATGAATTCCAAAGTGTTGAATATGGAAATAAATATGAAAAAGATTTAACTGTCTTTGGGGTTCAAAAAGAATTATTAACCAAATATGCCGACTCTTATTGCCGGGGAGAATTATTCTGGCGGCTAATGATAGAAGGATTTGAAAATGAAAATTACATACCACCTTTTGAAAGCTGGGAAGACTTCAGACAAGAAATAATTCAAAAAAATCTTTATATTACAAATGGTAAAGCCGGGCAATATAAGAGTATGTATGAACAGGTAAAAATTTGGAAATTAAAGCGTTCAGAATGGTTAAACAAGATTAATGATATTAGTGATAAATTTTATAGAAAATACGAACCTTATATCAAAGAAGGAACTTGGACTGATAGTGATTATTTAACTGATAATGAATATTATTGGGCGGCAGTTAGTGTATTAGCCGATTCTTGTAAGCCACAATTAACCTATAATATTTCTGTTATTGATTTAAGTTCTCTTGACGAAGACTATACTTTTGAATTAGCTGATACTACTTTTATTGAAGATATTGATTTCTTTGGGATTAATGAAAAAACTGGTTTACCTAATAGACAAAAAGTTTTAATTTCAGCTATTAATTATAATTTAGATAATCCGCAGCAAAATTCAATTGAAGTTCAAAACTATACTTCTGCTTTTGAGGATTTGTTTGAATCAATTACTGCTTCTGTTCAATCGTTAAGTTTTAACGAAAACACTTACAAAAGAGCAGCAAATTTCACAGCAACAAAATACATTTCAAAAGAAAGTTTACAAGGAACTCTATTTGAAGGAGATTTAACTCTCATTAATACAAATGATGATAATATCACTGTAAATGAAGAGGGAACAACTGGTAAAGGAATTGATAATAAATCCTCTCAATATAAATTAACTGGTGAGGGATTATATTTTTCCAAAGATGGCGGACAAACATGGGATACGGGTGTTGGCCCAAATGGTATTAATGCCGACTATATTAAATTTGGACAATTAGACGCTTCAAAAATTCAAATAGTTGATGGAAATTATATTTATTTCTTATGGGACAAAGATGGTATTTCAGCTTATCGCAGTCCTGCCACAAGCACTTCTGGTTTAGTAGACTTTACAAGATTTAACAAATATGGTTTAAGTCTTATTGAAAATAATAATGTAAGGCTAAGAGCAGGCTATGAATTCCGTTCTGGTGATGCTGTTAATTTAACTGGCGATTATCGTCAAGAGAATGAATTAACAAATCAAAATGTTGGTTTTTATTTATATAATGATAGTGGACAAGCAATTTTTAAAACCGAAACCGCTTCAGATTATGCAGATGTTAAAGGCGATTATTCTGCTAGATTAAGTCTTACAGGCGAGATGTTTATTACCAATAAGGTTCTTGAATCAGATAACAATGGACAAACAATTTCAGCAAAGCCAGAGTATCAATATTCTGGCGGTTATTACATCTATGAATCTACAATTGTTTCTTTAAGTGAAAACTCAGCTCTTACAGAAATTGTAAAGCAATATACTGATGGTAAAAATTATAGCATTTTAAGTGATAATTATGATAGTGAGGGGAATTTAATTCCAGATACCGACCATGAAGCTGGTTTAGACAAACCAAAAGATAATGTTTCTTTGCTTGTTGACGAAGAACCGGAAGAAAAGAAATATTATATTACCGTATATAAAGTTAATAATATTTCTGACGGCAATTCTATTTATTATTATTTTAACAACGATAGAACACGAATTACAAGAGTGGATGAAGGACAAGTTATAGAAATTGTTTTATCTTATAGTATTTATCGTATTGAATTTTTAGAATCTGAATTAGAAAATGGAAAAATTAAGCCTGAATTGTTAGACCAAAAATTTTCTGATAGTACACCAATTGGTATTTATAATACTTCCTTATATAGAGTAAAAGATGGAGAAAATAATTTAATTAAGGCAGGTTATCCAGTAAAGGCATTACTTCTTCAAGGAAATGAACCAAATGCTCATATTGAAACAGCAGATGATATTCAAGTAGAAACAATAACGTGCTGGAATATTAAAGACCTTGAAGTCGGGCAAGCTACTGATATTAAAACTGATTATTCGCTTTATAAAATAAACGGGAATTACGAAGGTGTAAGCTATCAATATTGGGCGGCAAAAGAATTAACAGGAAAGCAAATAGAACTAACCACTTCTGAAGTTAAAACAGACGAAGTTGGTATTTTTATTAATAATAAAACGGCTATTCATGGTGGTTCAGAAGTCATAAGAAACGAAGAAAGCTCAGAAATAGTTGAAGAAGAAAACAAAAAAGAAAATAAAAAGCAAACAGAAGAAAAAAGCAAAATTGAAACAGCTCAAACTTATGGTGCTTCAAATTCTTCAATAGTTGATATTGATTCAACAGACTTTGTAATTATCGGTGATTCTATTACAGTTGGATTGTCCACAACTCCATTAAAAGAAAGGGCAATCGGTATTGGTAGTGCTTCTGTTGATAGTCATAATAGAGTTCCGCATACTGCTTATTATGATAATGATGCTATTAAAAAAGCTAAAAATTTAGCATTCTTTTTTGGCGTTAATGATGTTAATATAGGTTATTCAAAAGAAGAATTTTTCAAATTATATCAAGAAGCTATTGATACTATTCTCGCAAAAAACAACTTAAAACTATCTAATGTAAACATTTATATTATGTCAATGATTTACATTACTTCTGATGCTAGCGGCTATAGTGTAGAAAAAAATAACAAGTTCCAAACCGAATATCTTGAAGCTTTTGCTAAGTCTAAAAATTACAAATATATAGATGTTTATAATAAAACACAAAATATCCCTAGAACCGATGGCATTCATTGTACAGGACAGGGGTATGTTCAACTATACAATATTATTAAGGACGCTTTTGCTAACACCACAACAAATACCACAAACTATAATGAGAATAAACCAACAGACGCTTCTATTATTTCCTCAAGAGAAACAATTCTTGCGGGTGCTGAACGTATTTTTATGTCCGCATTATCTGGCGAAAGCAATGGCGATATAGTATATAAAAACATTTTGTCAATTTTAAAGAATGGCTGTTTGTATATTGGTGGCACAGTGTCTGATTATTATGGTAGAAAATTAAATATGTCTAGCTTTGGATTGATGCCAGATGAAGTAAGAATTAACAATGCTAAAATCGTTATGGCTAATGATGGTAAAGTATGGATGGATTTTCACAATCTTTATGCTATTGACCAAAACGGCAATCTTACAGATACTTCTTTATGGGATTTATTAGAACAGTTATCGAATGGTATTTCTTCCATTGGTGGTGGAGGAGCTTCTACTGATACCTCAGGTTTAACCGAAGGATACTACCTAATTGACCCAATTAAAGATTAAGGAGTGATAAAATGAGTAATTATTTCGCACATCCATTAGGAAGTTATGCTCAACACTATATTGATGATGATGCTACTCCATGTCAAAGACCGCATACATATACTGACCATGGTTTTAGTAAAATGGATTTTGGTGTAGGTGGTGGACAAAAAGTCTATTCAATGACTAATGGAATTATTCAAAATGTTGGCTGGTTTGGCGGCGATGGTGTAAGTAAATATGGTTGTGTTGTTAGGACAACTGATTGCGGCTACTCAAGAATGCAAGCTAAATTACAAGGTGGAACAGCGGATGAATATCCTGTTTTTTTCACCTATATTGAAATGGAACAAATCTCTCCAGAATTAAAAGCTGGAGAGAAAATTAAAAAAGGAACTTATATAGGCATTACAAATAGTGAATATGCTGGCTCGAATCTACACTTTGATATTCAACCCTATGAAAGATATGGTGGTGGAGGTAACTCAGACAAAGCTCAACATTGGTATGGTGCTATTACTTTGGATGAATTTGATGCTTATGGACACAAAGGAAGCAATTATTCTTTAAGAGACCATTTAGATTCTCATTTTACTATGGATGATAAGGGAAACTTGAAAGACTATACTGGAAAATATATTGGTATTCCTGATAGTAATGGTATTTATTATCCTTATGGCTCAAGTGGCGAAATTTTAAAAGTAAATACACAAACTTTAAATGGATTAGACCCAGATATTAGAATCAGTAGATGGTATTCTTATGCTTTCATGATGCAAACACCTATCTATTCTAGCGGAATTAAAGACACTGGCAGTGGTTCTGCTGCCGATTTAAAAATTAATATTTCAGATGAATGGATAAAATTGATGGTTGGTGTAGTAGCTGCTGAATGTGGTTGGACAGGACTTGGAGTTTCACAAGCAGTTCTAATAGTAGCAAGAAATTGGGCTTATGGGCTAAGTAATAGTCAGTTAAATAATGACAGTAGTGCCGCCGCACAAGCTATTATGAATTGGGGGCACGGACTTTCTAAAGAAGGATTAATGAGTAAATATGAATCTTTTAAAGATAAAGAAATAGAAGGAATTAATACTGTTGAATTCGTAAAAATGATAATGAGTGGCACACACTATAAATATGCTGAAAATTGGAATGGAAAGAACACAGATGGAACAACAGGCATTACATATTATAATGGCTGTTCCGCAGCCGATATTGAAGATATAACAGGCTTTCCCGGAGGGAACAGTAATTATCAAAACTTATGGGTATGCCACATCTTCTTTGGAAATCGTTTTACTGGTTGGAGCTTTAGGGGAGATATTCCAAAAGACAAAAAGAAACCATCAGAACTTTTAGGATTGAGGTGATTAAATGAGTAGATATTATTATCATCCATTAGGAGAGTATGCTCAAAAGTATATAGATGGAAATGCCGCACCAAATCAATTGCCGCATACATATGATAAAAATGAGGAAGGTAAAACCCATGGCTGGTCAAAATTAGACTGGGGCGTTGGCCCAGATGTCCCAGTTTATTCAATGACCGATGGAGTTATTTTTAGTGTATTTGGAACAACCACTGGCGGTGGAAAGGGATATTTTGTCAACATTAGAACAGACAGGCAAGACGGCACAGGAAAAACAGTTTGTATTAGATATATAGAATTAGGCGGACTTTCTGAATTGACTGCTCCTTTGGTTGGCGTAGAAGCAGGTCCCGGCAAATTCTCTGGTAATGTGTCTTCTGGTGAGATTAATGTTCCGGTTAAAATGGGCGATTTAATTGGCTACACAAATAATTGGTATAATAATTATTCTAATGTCCATATAGATTTCTTTTATGAAGGTAGCTCTACAGAAGATTATTATAAAGGTGTAGAATATGTTCCACATTGCGATGCAAATACCAAATTAGATTCAGCTTTTAATCTAAAAGATTTAAGCGGTGGTGTAAAAGCTGTTTATTGTAATGGCAATATTGTTGGTTGCGAGAATGGCTATGTTCCACAGCAGCCCGACCCATCTAGTATTTATACCGTTTATCCATGTCTTTCTTATATGGTTTGCTTACAAAAGCCTATAAAAATGGAAGGTAGTGTTAATGGTTCTATTGGAACAGGCAATGCCCCTGAGGGTTATTATAAAGATACAATTCCAATTACTGATGAGGAGTTAAATAATGCCTGCAACTGCATTTTGGGTGAAATTCCACTTAGTGTAGATGGTGTAGAAGCTTCTAGAAGTGGCTGTTTACTTTACGCTAAGCTCATAAGAAGACGTTGGTTTACAAAGGCAGTCAATCCGGGCAATAGCATTATGAGTATTTTGCAGAATGGTGGTTTTTATGGCTGGGGCGGCAATTCTATTAGCTCTTCAAAAGTTTCTGGTATGAATTACACTATAAATGAATTCAAAGAAAAAGTTAAACAAAATATTTGTAATCCCGGTTTATATGATATTACTATAGACAAATGTATAAAAATAGCAAACGAAGGCCCTTTCTATAATTATGGCTATAGTCCTTCTGGATACAATACCAATTCAGCTAGAATAGAAAGTGAATTAGAACAAAAAATTATTGCTAAACAATTGCCAAGTCATAGTAATTCTCCTTCTTTTAGTATTCCATTAGATAATTTTTTGGGATGCGTTGGTAATACAGGATATTGGAGTGATACAAGTGCTAGTTAAAAGAATAGGAATTCAAAAGATTGAAAATCTAATTCTTTCTTTATCAAAAGAAAAGTTCAATATAAAAACTCAATATAAATTAATCAAAATTCATAAAGCAATCAAAAATGAGCAAGAAATTTACCAAGAACAAATTCAATTAAATTTTGAACCATTTTTGGAAAAGGATGAGAATGGTATTCCAAAAATAAATGAATCTGGCGGCTACAAAATTAAAAAAGATAAAATTACTGAATGCTATTTACTTATGAATAAAATGAACAATCTTGAGGTTCAATTGCCGGATTTGTTCTTTTCTTTCGATGAACTAGAAGAACTAGATTTAACTTTAGAGCAGCTAGAAACATTAGAACCATTTATAAAAAATTAACAAATTGGACAAGACGTATTCTGTTTAAAACGCAGAAATTTTTACGTCTTGTCCTTTTTATTATCCTAAAGTCTTGACAAATCTACAAAATAATTGAACGGAGGTGAAAGTGGTAATGGCTTATAATTTTAATACACAACCACAATATCAGCAACAGCAGGCGGCAAATAATAATATGCCGCAATTCCAACAGCAGAATATTCAACCTTTATTCCCACAACCACAGGGAAATGTTTATAATATTAATTCCACTTTAGAGGTGGCAAATGTTCCAGTAAGTGGCGGAATGTCAGTAGCTTTATGTCTTAATGAAGGATTTATGTATATAAAATCTTTACAGAACGGAAATCCTCTATTTTGGGCTTATAAAATTACGCCTTATGACAATTCTGCTCCACAGCAGCAACAAGAAGAACAGACAAAAGATAACAATAATAATAATAACGAAATTATTGAACAATTTAAAAAATATGATAATCGATTTCAATCCATTGAGGGAAAAGTGTTTGAAATTCAGAACATTTTAAAACAAAAATTAGAACCAAATCAAAATGAAAAAGGAGTTGAGTGGAAATTATGATGAATCCTATGAATTTAGTTAGTTTGTTAAAAGGTAGGAATCCACAAGAATTGGTTATGTCAATGATTCAGGGCAATAATATTAATGACCCAATGATTAATGATTTAATTAAATATGCTCAAAATAATGATATAGAAAATGTAAATAAAATTGCCGAGAATTATTTTAATCAGCGTGGTATGAATTTTCAAAAGGAATTGAATAATCTCATGTCAATGCTGAAATAATAAATTTATACTTAAAAGGAGGAATTAAACAATGGGAGAAAACGGACTCAGTGTAGCAGACGCTCTAGCTCTTCAGAACAAGAATGGAACTACGAATGGTGATGGCTTCCTAAATGGCGGTCAAGGTGCTTGGTGGGTAATTATTCTAATCCTATTCTTTGCTTTTGCTGGTTGGGGCAATCGTGGTGGAAACAATAACGGAAATAATGATGGAGGTGTAAATACCGTGTTTGTTCCTACTGGTGGTGGTCTTTTTGGCGGCAATAGTGGGTATAATAATTGTTGCACTCCAGCGACCCAGCAAAGCTTAACCGATGCCTTTAACTTTAATCAGTTAGATAATGGTATTCGTGGTGTTCAGAATGGCTTATGTGATGGCTTCTATTCCACAAGCTTAGGTATTTCTAACTTGGGTAATGCTATTAGTCAGACGGCAAACGCAAATGCTATTGCTAATCTACAGGGCTTCAACGGCGTTCAGAACACTATCAATCAAACTGGTAATGCTATTCAGTCAGATATTAATGCTGGCGTAAATGGTATTCAAAATTCTCTATGCTCTGGCTTCAACGGAGTTCAGAGTGCTATTGCTCAAACAAATTACAACATGAAAGACTGTTGCTGTGAAACTCGTGAAAGTATTATGAATTCTAATTTCGCAAATCAGACAGGCTTTAACAGTATTCAGAATCAGTTAGCTTCTTGCTGCTGCGATTTAGGTAGAGGACAGGAAAATCTAAAATATGCTTTAGCTCAGTCTACTTGTGATATTATGACAAATGCTGACAAGAACACTGATAGAATTATTAACTATCTAACCCAGAATGAACTTGATTCTCTAAGAAGCGAATTACAATCTGCTCAGCTACAGTTATCTCAGCTTTCTCAGACAAGTAATATCGTAAATCAATTACAACCTACTCCAAAGCCGGCTTATATTACTTGCTCTCCATATGCGAGTGCTGGAATTAACACTGTAAATGCTTATGGTTGCGGCTGTATGTAATTAGGAGGGGATAATTAATGAGTTGCCCTACTACAAAAGCATTATGTGACAATTTAATTATCTCACAAGCTATTACTTTTGCTAATAATCAATTAACAATTAACTTGCCATCTGGCAGTTATAACAATGGACAAAAATATTGTCTTGTAATTGCTCAAGACATTCCAGAAGCAACCACAATTAATGCCAATGTTGTTATTACTATTGGCACAGGAACAACAACTTATCCATTAGTTAATTGCAATTGCACAAATGTAAATGCTTGTCAGATTACATCAAGACGTAGATATTCAACTAAAGTATTTACAAATATTCAGAATGGAGTATTTAAACTACTGGGCCCGGTAAATTGCTTTAATTGCAAACATTCAGGGTCATTACCAATCACAACTACGACAGAAACAACAGGTTGAAGAGGAGGGATAAATAATAATGGACAAACTATTAGGAAGAGTAGAAAAAGAATTAGAAAATATCGCAGATAAAGGTCTATCCTCTTCTAATCTTGATACTACTTTTAAATTGATTGATATTTATAAAGACATTAAAGAAGCTGACTATTATGATAGCCAAGTTGGTGGCTCTTATGGTGCTCAAAGACGTGATAGTAGAGGACGCTATATGGGAGATAGAGATTCGTGGAAAACTGAAAAATGGGATTCTGATAGAAGTCACGAATATGAAAATCTCGGACCAATGAAGCGTTATTTTGACAGACTTGGGGATGAGATGGACACATATAATATGAATCGTGGTAGATATAGAAAAGGCGATTCTTCTACAAGAATTGAAGATGGCATTGATATGGTTATGGACGCAATTCATAAAATGGTAGAATGTCTATATGATTATGCTGAAACAGCACAAGAAAAAGAAATTGTTCGTAAACATATTGATAAAATGAAAAGCTTATAATGTTTCAATACTATAATGCTAATCCTTTAGGAAGAAATGTTGACGATTGTGCTGTCCGAGCAATTTCAAAAGCAACGGACAAAAGTTGGGATAGAACATATATAGAACTGTCAGAGTATGCGAGGATGAAAGGAATTACGTTTTCTGAAATACAGTTTATTAATGAATATCTCAAAGAGCGTTTTCAAGATTTTTCTTTACCTAAAGGTGTGTATACATTGCAAGACTTTATTGATTTAGATTTAGCTGGCACATGGCTAATAACAATGCCCAATCATATAACTTGTGTTATTGATAGTGTTTGTTATGATACTTTTTATCCTATAGATAAGTATATTTGGTGTGCCTACAAAGTTAAATAAGCATAAAGAAAAGGGAGTAGACAATTAAATCTACTCCCTTTATTTTTTTTAGAAATTAATAATTTCATTTGGTTTTTGTGTTTCTGCTGCCCATTTAGCAATTAAAACAGCATCTGCTTCATCTTCTGAAACTGCTACCCCATAATTATCTAAAATAAGTAATTGGGCATTCTTTTTTCTATCAGTTCTTGAACGACCCTTTATGCCTGCTACATTTCTCCATGTATTTGATGAAACAACAACAAATGGAATGCCGCATTCATAACAATAATTCTTTAAGACACCTTGTAAATGTGCCAATTTCTTAAAAACTAGAACACCTTCTCCATTACCATACTTCTGTAATTGTATGTCTTCTAAAGCTACTAAAGAAGGTTTCCATTTCTGAATTAAAGAAGCTATAAAACCTTTTGTTTGAGCAATTCTTTCAGTAGAATGTGAACCATTGGTTGTATATTTTCCATATTTGATTAAATCCTTACCATCGAAAATTGCCCATCCACTTGTAATAGTTGCTTGGTCTAGCCCCAAAACTCTAAAACCTTTCTTTCTTACTGGTTTTGTATCCATATTATAGAAAGGATTTTCTTTACAAGTTGGACAATCACAATGCCGCCATTGTTTTAAAGAGAGAACATTGAAATGCCCAGCAGGACACTTTAAATCTAAATCAGAATCTAGATTAACATAAGAGGTTGAGACTAATTCCCAACCTCTTTTTTCTATTTCTTTTTTAACGTCTTCGTATGTTAATTTACTCAATCAAATCAACTCTTGACTCCAGTAGAGCCAAATCCACCTTCAGCTCTATCCGTTTCTGACAGTTCTTCAACTTCCTTGAAGTAAATCATAGGAACTGGCATAATAAGCATTTGTGCAATTCTATCTCCAGCAGAAATCTTTTGTGTTAAATTTCCGGTGTTCTCCATGATAACGCCCATCTCCCCCCTGAAGTGACTATCAATAACAGCGGGAGCATTAGGAATCCGTAATGGTGTTTTATAACTCATTCCGCTACGAGGAACAAAGTTAATCATATAACCTTCTGGAATTTCTACTTTAAGTCCTGTTTTAATAATTACTGTTTCATGCGGCTTAATTTCTACATCTTCAGCGGCATAAATATCAGCACCAGCATCTGAATCATGTGCATAAGTAGGAATCTTAGCATTTTCATTTACTTTAACATACTTAACAACAATTCTTTCTCTTGGGTTTTCAATTGCCATTTCAGTTAATTTTACTGCTTCATAAAGAACAGTAGTTAATAATTCTTTCTTGTTCTTAGATAAAGCATTATCATTTTCAATATCGTTAATTAAAGTTTTTAACTGTTCAGCTTCTTGCATGAATTGAGTTCGAGAAACATTTAATTTTCTCATGTCATTCAAAGTCTTCTCCACAGCAATTTCATCATCATAAATTTCACCAATTGCTTTCTTTAATTCCGGAAACATAGCGTCAAACTGCTTATCTGGCAAATCCATAATTTCCATAATAGAATCAATACCAGAATCAGAAACGGATAACGTCTTTAACTTTTCTTTTACATTTACATTCATATTTTTTAACCTCCAATAATTTCATCAATAAGTCCAAACTTTAATGCTTCATTAGCTGTTAAATACCAATCTTCTCTAACCTTATTATCATAATCTACTTTAGAAATTTTTGTATCTTCTAGAATATGTTCTTTCATTTGCTTTAAAATAATGCTATCATAATATTTTAACCAGTCAACCACCTTTCCAGCTTCGTTATTGATGCTTGCCTGCCCCTGATGGATAAGAAAAGCACTATGCTTATTGGCGAATCTTTTAGTACCACTAATAGCAATTAAACAAGCTGCTGATTCAGCTTCGCCAATAGTAATAGTATTAACAGGTGTTAAAGAATTTTTCATTTTATCAATTAACATATACGCTGCAGTAATGCCGCCACCGGGACTATTAATAATGATATTGATTGGCTTTCTTTCTTCTACTGGAACACCATCTTTATTATCAATATCCTCATAAAAATCAATAGTCTTACAAGCAGCTAAACAAAGTTCATCAGTAATTTCATCGGTAATATAAATGTTTCTACAATAGAAATCATGAGTTTCAAAAGTCTTACTAATGTCTACTTGTAATTCAGGAGTTGTAAATAAATCAGAAGAAGAAAATTCACTTTCAATAGACTTCTGCTCTT